AGGCGATTGCCTACGCTGCAAAAATAGTGCGGCTTTCTGGTAAAAAGGTAGACCGGATGCGGTCGGATGTTATGGCGGCACTGCTCGCCAGATCTGAGTGAGAACGCGGAAGATCAACGGCGGCCACCGGAGGACTCACCATGACACATGACGACGCATGGCCGTCCGTTGCATCGGCTGGTTCTCAGTTTTTCTGCGAAAAAACATGACACTCACCGCCGAAGAATGCGAGGCCATCCTGTTCTGCGTCAGTTGTGCGCAGGACTACCGCGACACTCTGATGGATGTTTGCGACCAGCCAGAGCACGGCCGCGCCACTCAAATGATTGAGGCCGCCATGCGGCTTGCCATCCCGAACGTCGGCCCTGCTCCCGTCGAAGGCCCACGCACCGCGTCGGTCACTGATGTAGGCGGGGCGGGGCCGACAAAAAACGTATCGTATAAGACATGATTTTCTGACTGAGAACGCACAGGATCAGCGGCAGCGATGAGGAGACGAGCCATGCCAAAGGACGTTGATACGCTGTCCGCTGCATCCGTTGGTTCTCAGCCGGTTGCTTGGTCGGTCGGCAATCCGGCACTCGTCAGCAGCCGCACGCGGGCGGTGTCGGTACATCCACAGCGAAAGTGGGCAGAGGCAAGCGCACGGCACAACGGCAGGAGCGAGCAGGACATTCTGCCTCTGTACCTGACGCCGCCTCCAACCCTTACGGCAGCGGAGCGAGCGGCGATTCGGGAGGCGCTGGAGGGGGCAGAGCAGGACGCGAGACTATTTGGTGACAAGGCTGCGGCGGCTGACGCTGTGGCGCTTCGGGGATTGCTGGAACGGCTAGGCTGAGAACAAGAATTAGGCTGCCAGTTCGCAGCCTAATCCGGCGGCGAGTGCGGTTATAGGCCGAGAAACAGCCACAAGCCCGCGTTATGAGGACAAGCCAATGCCCTGCCCGATCTGCGACCAGAAGCCGATGAACTGCGACTGCACGCCCAGAGAGCGACGGATGTGGCGCGAGATGCAGGAGTTGCAGGAGGAGGCTTCGGGCCTGCTGACGGCTGACGAGCGGGCGGCGATTGACAGACTGATCGGATTCGTCTCGCCGTCTGCGGAAGCCAACACGCTGCGGGCCCTGCTGGAGCGCACAAAATGAGCGGCTGGCTGATCGCACTGACCGGCGTGATCTACGCCTACGTCTCCGTAGAGCAGTTCTGGCGTGGCAATCCCGGCATGGGGGTCGCCTATCTGGGGTACGCCTTTTCCAACGTGGGGCTGTACCTGCTGGCGAAGTAGGGGGCCATAAATCCCGTGAGGGATTTCTATGGCATCACCGTCTCAACTCGCCCTGCACGCCAAGAAGATCGCTGCCTTGCAGGCCGCGAAGAAGGCCGCGCAGGCGGCGAAGGCGGCGGACAAGGGCTCCGACCTCATCCACATCAGCGAACTGGCCGACTACTACAAGCAGAAGGACGCCGCCTCTGGCTACGCCAAGCCGGCAGACGACCTGCTTTCCGGCGCGACGGCCGAAGACCTCGACTCGTGGCTGTCTAGCGACACCGATGAGCCGCTGAAAAAGACGGCCGTAGCACAAGGCTACGAGTCCGAGTGGACGCCTGCGTTCTCCCAGAAGGTGTGGGATCACTGGTTCAAGATCGACCCGCACTTCTGGTCAAAAAAGCAATCGGAAGCCCAGAAGGCGCTTGCCGGAATGGGCCTCATCGACAATGCGGCCGCGCCGTCCGCCGGCAAGGAGATCGAGCAACTGGCGGCACAGCACCTTCCTCCGGATTTCTTCCACACAGAAAAAGGGCTTCCGTCTCCGGATGTGTCGTTGCAGTCCGAACTGCTCGCCGCAGGCGGTGGCGGTGGCGGCTGGGATTTGCCGGATGGCGCGTTGTGGTCGTCTTCGGGCCCCAAGCCGACGCCGCAATTTCGCCCGCCGCAGGAATACTACGAGCGACCGCCCGAAATGGGCATCCGCGAATACGTCGCTAAACTGCGCGAACTGGCGCAGTCGCCAGAGCATCGCAAGGGCGTGGCGCGAGCCGTGAATGCGATGGAGGAGGGGTTTGCCGACGCCATCAAGAAAGGCCACATCACTGGCTTCTTGCCAGAAGATTCCGGTCCCGCAGCCGCACTTCACAATGCCAGAAACCGCGACTACCTCGACTACCTGTCCGCTCACGGCGTGGATCAGCGAACGCTGGACGCCATCGCGTCCGGAGACTTGCGGATGGACGCTGCTTCGCGCGCAGACCGCGCTGCGGCAATGGACTTGGACCCCAATGCCGTCTGGTATCGCTGGGACTCGCCGCTCAAAAAGGAGATGAAGGGCTTTACTGGCGCCGCGCTGTCGCAGGCGAACAAGAGACGGCTAGACAAGGGCGGAATGAAGTTCGTCAACTTGCAGCCCAAGAGCGAAGGGCTTGTCTACACGAGCCACAACCCTGACTACGCGCGGCTCGGCGTGCAGGTGCCGCGCGACGAAATCACGCTATACCCGTTGCTCGGCCCCAATTCCGGGATCGCGGGGATCGACCGGATGCCGCCGGAGGCATACGACGCCTTCAAGCAGCGGCAGGCGGCTTCGCTGAAAGCCAAGTATCCGGAGTCCCCAGAGCGGCAGCGCATCTGGCTGCGGACATCTCACTTGGCCGAGAACCTCAACCCGGCCGGCGACTTGGAAGACTGGCACGACTGGCGAGAGCATGCGCTGAAGCGGCTGGAGAGGGTGTCGCCAGAATCCGAAACGACGTCACTTGGCGGCGGGACGTATCCGAGTTTCGACGTGGCCGAGCATCGCAAGGGCTACACGGAGCCGCTGATGGCCGCCGGCGCGAAAGGCACGCTCGTGAGCGACGAGGCTGGGCTTTCGACCGCATTCACTCCTGCCGGCGCAAGGGTGCTGCGGCGAGCCGACCTCGCTCCTCTGGACGTGCGATTCCGCAGTGCCCGCAACATCCTCCAGTCCTTGATGCTGCCGACAGCCATTGCCGGAGGTGCCGCCGCAGCCCAGCAGCCCGGCGTTCTTTCTGGCCTCACGGAGCAGCGGTGATATGGCGATGACCGAAGACGAGATCAGCGACTTCCTGTCCTCCAGGCCCGACCCGGAGGCCCGCAAGGGCGCGCTCGGCATGAAGCGGGCAGACGCCATCCGCGCGGAGGTCTACCGCCGCCACAAGATCAAGCCCGGCACGCCGCTGGACGAGGCCATCCAGCAGATCGAGCAGCGGGCCCAGATGCGGACGGCGCTGGGCGTGGACGGTGGCCGCCCTTCGGCGTGGGCCAACCCGGAGGAGCGGGCCAGTGCCCGCGAGGAGTACGCCCGGCAGGGCAAGACGCCTGCGGAGGTGAGCAAGCGGTGGAATGAGTCCACGCACCTGCTCGACCCCCGCACCTACCAGTACATGCAGAACTTCGGGCGTGACATCGACTTCCTGCAAAGCGAACTGGGGTCGCAGCAAGCGTCGGAGACTCTGCGAACGCCTCGCCGAATGCTCGACGCCAACTCCATTCGCGCTTACGACAGCAACAGGGGCGAGCGGCTTTCTGGCGCTGGCGGGCTCAACCCGGCCTCCGTCGTCAATGGCTACCAGCGATTCGACACTGTGGCGAACGCGGCGCTGGACAACACGTCCAACCCAGACGTGCCGCTCGGAAACTACATGGTGGCCTCCGAGACTGTGCCCAATCACATCCGGCTGGAGGGCAGCGGCGAGACGGACACCTCCGGGCAGTCGTGGCAGCGAGCGCAGGCCAACCGTCTGGCGAACAATCGCTACCGGATCAACTCGCCGCACCCCATAGCGGACCTGCCGGCCGGCGCGACCGAAAAGGACATCGCCCGCAGGATTGCGGAACTCCAGCAGGAGGTGGTTGATGCGTCGGTGCCGATGGCGGACGAGCGTTGGAAGCGGACTGCGGGCTTTGTGCCTGCCGGCTGGATTTCGGACGCTGGTGACCTCGCGATAACGATGGTGGACCCCACCGTGCTGATCCCGGCGGCAGGGGCGGCCGCCAAGATGCCGATGATTTCTCGGGCACTGTCGCAGGCTGGCAGGATCGCCGGGTCGGGATGGCAGCGCCCGATTGTCAGCGGAGTTGCCAAGCAGGCCGGCAAGGATGCCGGCATGGAGTTCGCGTCGGAGGCCGGTGTCGGCGCAGCGCTGACGGGGTTCGGCGGCATGCCGGGCCGGGACTGGAAGGGCTTCCTCGTGGGCGGGCACGAGCCGGCGGTTTACAAGTCGGCCAGTCAGGTGACGCAGGCGAACCAAGCCGCCGGCGACCTGTATGGGCGATTGAAGGACGACGACGGAGTATCGAGAGCGGACAACGAGGCATACAACCGGCTCGTCGCTACGGGCGCTCTCCCGCCGCCCGGCAGCGACCTCCACCCGCGTCCGCAGTGGAGGATGAACTCGTCCAACAAGCAGTAGGCATGCCATGAGCGACGAAGCCGCAGTCGTTGAAGAAACCGTAGATTCCACGCCCGACACCTCGACCGAAAGCGCCGCCAGTGTTCCCTCGACGCCGGAAACTGCGCCTGCGGCTGCTGCTGCACCGGCTCCGCAGCAGTCGGTCTGGGACGCCTTCAAGAATCTCGATGAGTTCCAGGGGCAGGACGACTTGGCGATTGCTCGTCGCCTATATGCCTCAATGGAGCGGGAGAAAGCCGCAACTCAAGCCCTCCAGCAGTACCAGCAGTACATCCCATACGCCCAGCAGTACCTCCAGAACCGAGAGCCATTTGAGCGATGGCTCGCCTCCCAGCGAGAGCAGCCCGCCCCCCAGCAGCCTGTCCAGAAGACGACGGCCGCAGAGGCGGTGAGGCGGTGGTGGAACCCGCCGGAGGTCCGTGAGTCCTACAAGCAGTACCTCGTCCGCGACGAGAACGGCCGGGAGGTGATCTCCGCCGACGCGCCGCTGGACGCGAAGCACTCCCTGTACGAGTACCAGAAGTACAAGGCCGACTTCGCTCAGAAGTTCCTCACCAACCCGGAGGAGGCGCTGGGTCCGATGATCCAAGAGATCGCCCAGCAGCAGGCGGCCCAGATCGTGCAGTCCCAGTTTGCGGAAATGCAGCAGCACCAGTACGTCTCCGGGCTTGAGAAGGAGAACGCGGACTGGCTGTACGAGGCGGACGGCAAGACGCCGACGAAGGAGGGCTTGGCGGCCCAGCAGTACATCGAGCAGGCGGCTCAGTTGGGCATCCAAAGCCCCGAAGCGCGGTGGGAATACGCCACGAAAATGATCGAGCGTGATTTGCTTGATTCGCTGCGTGGCATGCAGTCGCAGAACGCACAGCGAAGTGCGTTTGAGGCTGGTTTACCGCAGCAAACTGCACCTGCCGCTGTGGCTCCTGCGGCCCCTGCGCCTGCTGCCGATGCCGCAACTCAGGCCCAAAAGGACATAGAGTTTCTTAGAAGGGAAGCGTCTCGCAATCCGAGTAGGGCTGCGGGGTCAAGCGACCCGAGAACACCGCAAGCACCTCTGACCTTTGAACAGCGTCTCGCTCGCCAACTGGCACGAGACGGCATCAACTGAAAGGGTAACGCGACATGGCGTCGAGCGTTGACTGGGCCCGTTCTATTGGCACGACTCTGACCCTTCATTTGAAGGAAGAGGAGCAGACGACCTTCCGCAAGTTCAAGGTCTTCGCCGCCCTCCAGGCGAACGGCAACGTCGCCATGAATCAAGGCGGTCGCGGGTTCGACTGGCAGGTTCGCTACCGCAACATCCCCGTGTCCACGTACACGGGCGAGTCGCCGCGAGTCTTCGCACGTCACGCGCTCTGGCAGCGAGCCAACCTCCCGTATCGGGGCTACTCGGTCACCGATCAGATCAGCAAGCGGGAGATGCTGGAGAATCGCGGTCAGGCCCAACTGATCGACGTGGCCGGGAAGATGACGAACCGGCTCACGGAGTCGATGCAGGAGCATCTCGCCAGGGAGGTGTTCATCGACGGTTATGCCAGCGGTAACGAGAACCGGTGGCATGGCCTGGAGTCCATGTTCGCCGTGAACGGGACGATCAACGTCGCCACCGGTGCCCAGCGGGCGGCGAATGCCGCCGACCCCTTCGGGTTCCCGAACGACGAGTACGCCGGCCTCAAGACCGGTCTGGGCCAGTACGCCGGCTCGCAGTTGGCGACCGGCTCGTGGCCGCGAGTTCCGGCCGATCCGGAGTATGACTTCTGGTCGCCCATCGTCTGCAACTACACCAGCACGGCCTTCGGCGGTGCGACGGCGACGTGGAAGGATCAGTGCATCGAGGCGATCCGCGAGTCGGTCAACCATGCGAAGCGGAACGACACTCGCGAGAACCAGATCGACATGATCCTTCTCGACCGCACGCTCTACATCCAGTTCCTCAACCGGCTAGACAGCCGCGAGCGGGCCATCGTGTCGAAGACCAACGGGCTGCGGTCCTACGGCTTCGGCGATGTGGTCGAGATCGACGGCATCGAGACGGCGAGCGACTATGCCGTTCCGCCGGGCGTCGGTTACGCCCTCTCCATCGGCAACATGGAGATGAAGGTGATGACCGGCAACCTGCTGGAAGCGGAGGGACCGTTCTACAACGAGGAACTTTCCGCGTACCGCTACGCCGTGTCGGTCCTTGCCAACATCAAGATGAAGTCGCCCCGCAACTTTGTGAAGTTCGCGGCCCTCGCCTAGTCCTCAACAGCCACCAGAAGGAGAGTTCTCGCAGATGAGTACGCTGACTGCTGATCCCGGATTCGCTCGCGGCCAGACGCTTGGCGTCACCGTGACGATGTACGAGGCCGAGAACGGCGACGGCTCGACGGTTGTGGGCACCCGCAAGGTGTTCCGCGACGAAGACCCGAAGACCGGCGCTCTCAAGAGCAACCACACGGTCGAGTGCATCGCCGTGAAGAACACGAGCGGCAGCGCTCTGCTTCCGGGTGCGGTCGCCAAGTTCAAGGACGCGGCCATCCTCACGGAGGTGGACGGTGCGGCCACGACCTCGACCCTGCTCATGGGCATCGTGGACGAGTACCTCCCCGCTGCTGGCGTTGCCAACAACGAGGTGTTCTGGCTCGTGGTGGGCGGCCCCTCGACGGTGACGAAGACCTCGACCAGCGTGTCGGCGGGCGCGGCCTATGGCCTGTCCGCTACGGCTGGCTCGGCGGCGGCCAAGTCCACGAACCCGCTGCTGGGCTACGCCATCGAGACGAGCGCTACGACCTCCGGCCGCATCCTCGTCAAGACGGACGCTGGTTCCTGAGTCTCGCTATCAACGTCGCGACGTTTGGCCGCAGGAGGGAAGGGACGCCCCCCTGCGGCCTTCTTTTTTGATGGGCAGGAGTTTCTTCAATGCCGCTCGCCAACGACCCTAATCCGATGGGCCAGTTCGACCAGCCTGACCGGCAGGCGATCATGGCCCAGTTGCAGAAGGCCGGGCTGCTGGACTTCCCGGAGTTGGAGGACTTCAAGGTGAAGCGAGAGGTGGGCGCAGGCAGCGTGCCGGCCCCGAAGGACGGGATGGCACCCATGATCTCGTCGGTGCCACAGGCTGACAGGTGACGCATGGCCGACAAGACCTGCACCGACTGCGGCCAGTCTTTCCCCCTGTCCAAGAACCACTTCCGCGTCAAGAAGGACGGGTCGTGGGACGCCCGCTGCGTCACCTGCCGGGCCCGCGTGAATCGTGGCAAGAAGTTGAAGCAGAAGAAGCGGGACATGAAGGCCATCGAGGACGGTGCCCTCAACGCCTTCACGCAGGCCGCCGGCAGGGGAGGGGAGAACATCCCGCACTCCAGCGAACTGCTGGAGCGGCTGATGGAGTATTTCGGCGGGTCCAACGGGTTCGCCGCCATGATGGTCAAGCAGTATTTCGACGCCCCTCCTGGCGGCTCGCACCGCACCAAGTTGCTGGAGGGCATCGTCCGCCTTGTCACGAAGAACACCGAACTGGGCGGGGCCAAGAAGCCCCTGACTCAGTGGTCTGACGAGGAGTTGGAGTCCGAGTTGGATCAGCGCCTTAGCCGCATTGCCATGAGTATTGGTGGAGGGTTCCTCAATGTCGAAGTCACGCCGCAAACCCCCAGCGATTTCGCCGCTGCCGTCCGTCAAGCGATTGGGTTCGTTCCAGCAGAACGAACTCAAGGAGATGCAGGCGGAGTTGGCGAGCCGGCGGATCGAGGCCCTGCGGCTGTACCAGCCGACGCCCAAGCAGGAGGAAGTCCACCAGTGCCGGGCGAGTGAGATGCTGGTGCTGGGCGGCAACCGCTCCGGCAAGTCGCTCTGCACGTTCGTGGAAGACGCCCGAGCCGTCTGCGGCAAAGACCCGCACGGGAAGTACCCCGAGAAGGACGGCATCCTCGCCATCGTCGGCAAGGATTGGAAGCACATCGGCCTCGTGGTCTACCCCATGCTGTTCATGGCTGGGGCGTTCAAGATCATCAAGGACGAGCAGACCGGCGAATGGCGGGCCTACAACCCGGCCGCTGACTCTGCTCGCGAGAAGGAGGCAAAGCCCGCCCCGCCGCTGATCCCGCCGCGCATGGTGGCGAAGAAGTCGTGGATTCTCAAGTCCGCCCGCTACATCCAGTCCTGCACCCTGACGAACGGCTGGCAAATCTACTTCTTCTCGTCGGAAGGAGAGCCGCCGCAGGGCTGGCAGGCGAACAGGGTCCACATCGACGAGGACGTAAACAACGGGGATGCGTGGGTGCCCGAAATGCAGGCCCGCCTCTCTGACCGTCGCGGTGTGTTTGCGTGGTCCGCCATGCCGCACAGCAAGAACGACTCGCTCCAGTCGCTTGCGGAGCGGGCGGACAAGTTGGCGGAGGAGGGCGTCGAGAACCCCACCATCGTCAAGTTCCAACTGCGCTTTCTGGACAATCCCCACATCCCGGACGACGAGAAGCGGAAGCGTATCGAGGGCTGGGCGGCGCTGGGCGACGACGTGCTGCGGATGCGCAGCGAGGGCGAGTTCATCAGCGACTCGATCCTGTGCTACCCCACGTTCTCCATGCACATTCACGGCCACGACAGGACGGAACTGGCGAACCTGACCGTCCCGGACGACTGGTGCCGGTACGCCGCCATCGACCCTGGACACGCCGTCACGTCGGTCCTGTTCGCGGCCGTACCGCCCGACGAGTCCATGCTGCTGATCTACGACCAACTCTACATCCGCAACTGCAACGCCATCATCTTTGGCGAGAAGATGAAGGAGAAGTGCAAGGGGCAGAACTTCTACGCCTTCATCATCGACATGCACGGCGGCCGGCTGCGCGAGATCGGCTCAGGGCGTCTGCCGGTGGAACTGTACACCGAGCAACTCAAGGCTCAGGGGGTGGCCTCCGAGACGACGGGGCACAGTTTCCTGGCCGGCTGCGACGACGTGCAGGCCCGCATGTCGGCCGTCCGCAACTACCTCCACATCCGCCCCAACGGCACCCCGACGCTGCGGGTGCTGAGGTCGGCCGTCCCCGACTTGGAGCGGGAACTCAAGCGGTACAAGCACAAAACCCAGTTGGTCGGGGGTGCCTACATCGTGACCGACCAGCCCAACACGCGGGGGGAAGTCCACGCCTGCCAGTGTCTTGAGTACCTCTGTGCCTATCGACCTCGATGGCACAAGCCTAAAGTCGATGTCGGTCCCGACCCCTGGTACGTCGAGTGGGTGCGGAAGCGCAAGAAGCGCATGTCCGCCGAAGCCGACGACTACATCTTCTTAGGCCCACAGTCAGGAGCGAAGTATGGAAGCCGAATCGTTTAGCCCGCCGTCTGTCCGCATTGGCGACAGCGTGTACTGGTATCACGACCCCCTCAACTGCAACGACCCCACGCTGGGCTGGATCGTTGAGCGGCCGGGCGTGTTGACCGTCAGCGTGCTGACCTTCTCGCCCACGACCGGATTTCTGGAGCGGCCGTCCGTGCGGCACAAGGACGATCCCGGCTTGCAGGAGAACTCGGATTGGCGGCAGTGGGGTTGCTGGGAGTACACGCCGCAGTCGGCCCAGTTGCGGAAACTGGACGGGCTCATGTCTCAGATCGCCAACCTGACGGAACAGGTTGCCATTGCAAGGAAGCAAAACGGTGGAACCAAGAACGGGTGAGGATGCCCTGCGGTCAATCGCAACGGGCTGGCTCAAGAAGATCGAACTGTCACTCAAGCACAAGCGCCCCTTCACGGAGGATGGGCGTGAGGCGATGTCGTTCTTTGACGGACCACACAACTGGTTCTGGAAGGACACCTACGCCCGCCACGAGTACGGCTACAACCGCACCATCGCCCCGCCTGCGTTCCGCATGCAGGTCAACCGGGTGTTTGAGGCGGTGAAGTTGTTTGGCAGCGTCATCTACCACCGCAACCCGGTGCGGACGGTGACGCACGCCAAGTACCCGTTCGTATCGCCGGAGGTGGTGGGCGTCATGGACCCGCAGTCCATGATGGCGTACCAGCAGGCCGCTCAGGAGACGATGCAGCGGACGGAAATCCGCAAGATCGCCGCCCTGCTCATGGAGCGGTATCTCAACTACACGCCCAACGAACTCGACCTCAAGACGCACAGCCGTCGCGTCGTGGACGAGGCCATCATCAAGGGCATGGGCGTGTGGTGGACGGAGATGGTCACGCTGCCGGGCTCGGACATCGGCGTGGTCGGCTCGTTTGCCGACAGCGTGGACAACTTCACGATGGACCCGGACGCCACCGAGATCGAGGACATCACTTGGTGCGCCCGCCGGTGCGTCCACCCCATTGACGTTGTTGCCCGCCAGTACGGCCTGGACCGCGAGCAACTCAAGGGGCACATCGACGGCGCAAAGCCTCTGGACGGCGATACCGACCAGATATTCAACGAGGACGACTCGCAGTACAAGGGTCGCCGCGTCGGCAAGTCCAACGAACTGGTGACGTACTGGAAGATTTGGAGCAAGACCGGTCTGGGCGACAGGCTCAAGGACACGCCCAAAGAACTCGTCGGGGCGTTCGATGCCGTCGGCGACAACTGCTACATCGTCGTGTGCGAGGGCATCCCGTACCCGCTGAACATGCCCCCGTCGGCTCTGGAGGAGCCGGTGGACGATGCGACGGGCGTGCCGCCGGGCCTGTTCCGTGCCGTGCAGTGGCCGATCCCGTTCTGGGCGGAGGCCAACGGCTGGCCGTTCGTGCATCTCGACTTCCACCGCAAGCCGGGCTACGTCTGGCCGATCAGCCACATCAAGCCGGGCATCGGGGAACTGCGGTTCTTGAACTTCGCGATGTCGTTCATCGCCCAGCGTGTCGCCACGAGTTGCGAGACGCTGCTGGGCGTGAGCAAGGCGGCCGACCAAGACATCAAGGACCAGATACTGGCCCAGTCGGAAAAGGGCTTCAAGGTGGTGGAGATCAGCGAGACGCTGGGTCGCAGCGTGAACGACTTGATCTCCGTGTTCCAGTTGCCGGAGGTGTCTCCGGAACTGTGGCGCATCGTGGAAGCGGTGGCGCAGCAGTTCGACAAGCGCGTCGGCCTGACGGAACTGGCCTACGCCATGACCTCCAGCCAGATACGGAGCGCCACAGAGGCCAACGTGAAGGCGGAGCAACTGAGCGTGCGCCCGGACGACATGGCGAACCGGTTGGAGGACGCCATGAGCCTTCTGGCCCGTCGCGAGGCGCTCGCCGCACGCTGGCTGCTGCGTCCGCAGGACGTGGAGTCCATCGTCGGCCCGCTGGGTGCGGCGGCGTGGTCGCAGCACGTCTCAAGCATGGACCCTGCGACGGTGGCGAGGGAGTTTGAGTACCGGGTCGAGGCCGGCTCGGCTCGCAAGCCGAACAAGGCAACCCGCGTCGAGCAGATGCAGGCGGCCCTCCAGACGCTGGGCCCGATCCTGCAAGGGCTCGTGCCTATGGGGATGGTGGACCCGCTCAATGCCCTCGTTTCCGACTGGGCGGACAGCCTGGACATCGACGCCAAGCCATACCTCATTCCCCAGCCGCCACCGCCGCCCCCACCGGCCCCTCCTGGCGGCCCCATGCCGCCGGCAGGCCCGGAAGGCGAGGGAGGCCCAGTTCCTCCTGGCGAGCCTCCTCCGCCTGACCAGCCGCCCCCGCAGGTTCCGCCCGAGATGATGCCGCAGTAGGACAAGAACCTATAGCCGCCATGCGCACTGAAACTGAACTGCCTCCGGAAATCGCCGCTGCGTCATGGGACGTGCAGGATCATTACCTGCGCATGCTGGAGGACGGCCAGACGCCCCAGTTTGCCGCCATGTGTGCCCTCCAGCAGCCGCCGGGAACGCGGGGCACCGACCGGGCGTTCATGCAGGGACGGCTGGCTGGCGAGTGGCTCAACAACCTGCCCCGCAAGCAGGCCGACTGGCTGATCGGCCAAGCCCGAGCCGCCGGCATCGACACGACCGGCAAGTTCTACATGGGCGGGATTGCCGACAAGCGTGGGCACCTCGACCCAGAGGCGTGGGTGGACTCCACCGCCGACATCGTTCGGGTCGCCAAGAAGCGCGATCTTGAGGTGCATGGCATCGTGGACTACGTGCCGCCGCAGAAGGGTCCGCCGAAGGAGGTGGACATCAACCCCCGCATCCTTCGCGAGCATGTCCGCGAGGAGATGAAGAACAACCCGAAACTCAAGCGTGGCGAGGCCATCGAGAAGGTCAAGGATCGAATCGTTCCGCACTGGAAAAGGAAGAAGAAGTAATGCCCAACAAGATTGAGCGACTGTGTTCCGTGACCGGCTCGATTGTCGCCACTGCGAGCGCCAGCACGACGCCGAAGATTCCGTTTGGTGCCGCATCGGGCGGGACTCTCATCGTGGACGGCGTTACTGGCGGGGCGGCCACGCTGACGTGGTATGTCGCCTTCGGGCCGGAAGGCACGGCAGTGCCCATCCAAAGCAGCGGAGCGGTGACCACGACGATCTCGGCCGGAAACGCCTACCCGCTTCCGGAGGCACTGTTCGGGGCTCCGTTCATCGCCGCCGTTGCCGATGTCGGCACCGCCACGTTCCGCATCAGCGTCAAGGGTTGATGCCGCAGGCGTAACGGGGGTTCGCGATGTACTACTGCGCTCAGGACATCATGGAGTATCTGATGAACTCCGTCGGTGGCGGGGCGCAGGACAGCGAGCATCGCCTGCTTCGTGCCGCTGCGCACCACGCCTACCGGGACGTGACCAGTGCGAGGGACTGGCAGTGGCACATCACGACCGGGACGCTCACGACGCCGGATGCGGGGCCGGGACCGGGCAAGAGTTACACGCTGCCGGCCAATGTGCGGAACGTGGACTCCATCATTCCGCCGGTGACCAGCCTGCACGGAGTGGAGTACGTCTCTCCCGCAGACTGGACGCGGCTGAACGTCGTTCTGCCGACGCTGAACTCGCCACTGTTCTGGACGGTGATGAAGCATCCGTCGCTGTACGACCGCTGGGTTCTCAAGATTGCCGGCGCCCCCGACACGACCGTGACCTTCACCTACACCTATCGCCGCAAGCCGCCTCCGCTCCGGTACATGGGCTACGAGGAAGCCAGCCGCAACGGATCGCTGACGACCACCGGTCTGGTCAAGCGGTACGGCACGGCCACTGCGTTCCCAGAGGGCCCGGCCGGCATCAACCCCTTCACGGCGGAGGAGATCGTCGGCGTGGCCGGGAGCCTCGTCGGCACGCCGCCGGTCAATGCCAAGACGGTCGTGTCCGACTATGTGGATGCCAGCGACACGATGTTTACGGCCATCCTGTCGTGCGCCGAAGTGTGGGCCGCCAAGATGCTCGGCAAGAACGTCGAGGGCGCCATGACGGTATACGCCCGCGACCTGCGCATGGCATTTGAGGCGGATGTCGTCGCGCCACTAAGCGGCCACCGGACGGACGGCATTGTCGTGGGCGGACCCCGCGCTCTTGGGTACTACTCGCCCAGCGGCCCAGACACGGGGGTGTAGTCATGGCCGAAGGACTGTGGGCTGGGTTGGTCACCAACGCCAGCCCGTATGCGATTCCTCCCGGTGCGGCCGTCGAGCAGACCAATCTGGTCACGACGGTGCCTGGACAGTTGACGACTCGCGGCGGCATGTGGCCTGCTGCCTCCACGCCATCCGCCGCAGGCGTGCGCGATGTGTATCCGCGCGTCACCAGCACGGCGACACAGATGGTGGCCTTGAACGCCAGCGGCGAACTGGTGCTGCTGTCCAGCATCTCCTACGGAACGGCGCCTGCCGCGCCGTTGAGCCCGACGCTTGCGCCGTCCGCCGGTCAGGTGCAGAGCAATTACTTGGGCGACTTCTACGACCACGCCGGAGAGCCCCCGTGACCGTCATCGCCAGCGGGTTCAGCGGTTCGCGGCCTATCTCGTGCGCTCAGGGGCGTTACGGTGAACTCATTGTTGCGCAGGGCAACGGCGTGCAGCCCAAGCGGTGGAGCGGGTCCGGTACGGCCACCAACGCCGGCATCGCTGCGCCGGCGGCCGCCCCCGCCATCACGCTCCAGACGCCGGCCCGCTACTACGTCGCCCGTGCTGACGTGCATAAGCCTGGAGCCGTCTACAACGCGCCGCCGGCCGTGACGTTCACGACTCTCGCGGCCCAGCCTACAGGTCATGTGGCCGCAAAGGCGACCGCCTACCTCAATCAGTCGGTGGTGAGTGAGGTGCGGATTACCAATGGCGGCAAGAACTACACCGAGCCTCCGTCGATCACGCTCTCCGATACGCACGGAAAGAACGCCGTGCTGACGGCCGTGCTGGACGGCACGCCGGCTCCCGCAGACGCGATCACGCAGTTTGAGGTCATTCAAGGCCCGCCGTTCGATGACGAGACGGACTACCCTCTGGCGTACCGCACGCAGTGGGGAACGTGGGGCCCCGTAGACATCCCGATCAGCAATGGGTCAGGAACCATCACCGTAACGCCGTCGCTGTACCACAACGCCTGCGGGCTCGGGCCCACGAATCTCGGCAGTTACTACCCCGTCACACTCACTCTGAACTACACCGTCACGGGGGCGGGCTCAGGCAGCGGCGCGGTGGCGCGCGTCAACTTCTACGGCCAGAAGGTGTACCGGACTGCCTGCGTCGGCAGCGTGTCGTTTGTGTACTACGCCTCCTCGATGTTCGTGCGTTCCGTGAGCGTGAAGGCACAAGGGTCGGGCTATGACCCAAACACGGCGGTCACCATCACCATCGCGCCGCTCGCTGGAGGCCCCACCAAAAACCTCATCATCGAGGGCTATCCGACGGGCCACTCCAAGAACACGGCCGCACAGCGGTACTCCCTCAAGGCGATCACGGTGTCGCCGACCGCACGCGGCACCGGATACGTCGTCGCCCCCGAGATCAAGATCGTCTCGTCCTCCGGCTTTGGGGCGTATGCAACATGCGCGGTGAGCAAGGGCGAAATCACGTCGGTCACGGTAGAAAACGGCGGCGGCGGATTCAAGACGGTCCCGGTCGTGCAGGCTGTGGCTGGCGGCGCGGAGGCGTTCGCTGTGGCCCGGCCGCACTTGCGCGGGAAGTACCAGTGCTACTACCGCTACGTGGACAACACCCTTGCTGCGAATGGCGGGCCGATACCCAGCAACCTGTCGCCCGTGCTAGAGGTCGATGCCGGCGAGGGGGCGCGGTCCATGACGTGGACCGTTCCGGCGGCCACCAACACTGACGGCCGCACGCTGACGGTCGAGTTGTGGCGGACCACCGGCAACCAAGCGCTCATGCTGTACAGGGTCGGCACGGCCACCTCGTTCGTGGACGACCTGACGGACGAGGAGGTGCGGAACCCAGACCGGGCCGGATATGCGGCGATGCCGATTGTCCTGCCGAACGGCGACCTCAATGCCATGCGATTCACGCCGCCGCCCAACAACAAGGCTGTGGTGGTGCGCTTCCAAGACCGCTTCTGGTACGGCGTCGATACCAGCGGCACGGAATCCAATTCCATCTACTTCTCTGAGGTAGACGAGCCCGAAAGTGTTCCCGACATCAACGAGTTCGTGTTGCAGCAGAATGCCCGCGATGCAGACGCCATCACGGCCCTCATTCCGTTTGGGTCCGTCATGCTCATCATGCAGTCGCGACATGCGTACTCCATGTCGTTCTCAAAGCAGCCCCTGCGCGACGGAGACGTGACGCCGCTCGCTAATCGCGGATGCCTCAATCAGCGCTGTTGGGACATCCACGAGGGGCTGTGTTACGTCCTCGACCAGCACGGCCTGTACTCGATTACGCCGCAGGGAGAAGTCAAGGACTTGTCGGCCCCGATAGCGGACGTGTTTCGCAGCAGGCTCAAGTGGGACACGCCGGCATGGACCTTCCTGCTCGTGGATGCCGCCAAGAAGGTGGTGCGGGCGTTTGTGCCGTTCGTTGCCGACAATCCCGGCGACTACCCGTCCCGCGTGCTGTGCTACTCCATTGAGACGAACACTTGGTGGATCGAGCGGTATCCGCACCGCATCTCGTCCGGAACGAATGTGCCGATGAACAGCGGCGCGCACCGCAGCGTCTACGCCGGCGAGGGCGGGCTGTACTTGCTGGACGAGGGCCGCTCGGACGCGGCTCGCGGGGCAATCGCAACTGTGACGATCACCAACAAGGGCGCCGGATACCGTTCCCCTCCGGTCGTTTCCGCGCCCGGCGGCGTGGGAGGCGAGTTGCAGGCCAGCCTCGACGCGCAGGGGCGCCTGAGCGGCGTCTGGATCATCCATCCCGGCTACGGGTTTGCGGGTGGCTCGCTGTACATTTCTCCGCCCGACGACCCCGACTGCGCCGCCCCAGTGCAAGCGACGGCGACGTTCACGGCCACGTCCACCTCCGTCGATACTGCAATCGCCCCAGTGTACCGCTACAAGACAGGCAACCGGTCGTTCCCGACAGACATGACCGCGAAGGGCGGCGGCACTGGGCAGCCGCGAGACATCAGCCTGACCTACAAGCCGCAGCCCAGTTCGTGCGACGTGGCGGTGCGGCTCTACTACAACAACTCGCAGTATCCACGCCCAAACGTGGCCGCCAGAAATCGCGGCACGGGCTTCTCCAGCGGCGTCAACGACAGCGCCACGCGGCTCGACATGGGAGCGCTTACCTCCAGGACCGGGTACGACAGCGGGGTGGCGAAGGGCTCGTTCGCCAACCGCAGCATCGACGACATCAAGTCGGCGGATCGCCATGTGGCCGTCGAACTGCTCGGGGCCAGGAAGAATGCCGATCCGGTCGTGATCTACGCGCTGGATGTGTACGGGACATCGAACGCATCCGGAGAGTAGCGCATGTCCGCGTTTGGCGAGCAGCGCCGGCAGATTCGCGGGGCACTGGTGCAGGCCGGGCTGTCGCCTGACGCTGCCACGCAGATTGCCAACATCTTGGGCAACAGCGCCCAAGAGATGCGGCACTCGGGCTCTGTCACGCACGACAGCACGCCCGCCGACTTCCGCATGGTCGGCCCGGAGCAGCGGAAGACTCGGTTCGTCAACATGGACGACCGGGCCGCCGACCCGGATTACCGCCCGCAGCGTGTCGCGGACTCGGAGGAGAAGGTCGTCAGCCAGCCAGAGCCGAACGTCATTTCCGTTGTGGCACCACAGCAGATCGAGGCGAACTTCCGGGTCGCCAACGGCACGCTCACCAGCGTGGTCGGCAACGGGCGGGCGGCGCGGGTGGATGTCAACAATGTCGTGGCGGCTCGCCCTCCGGCGGGCCTGCCGCTGACGATGCTCGACAGTCAGGCCAATCAGTTGGTCGGCAAGGCACCCAGAGCGCAGGTCGGCCCCAACGACGGGACGGCTCGGCTGGACATCCAAGAGAACAACCGGGAAGTTCTCTGGAATCTCCAGATGCTCAACCGCGCCGACTACGACGTGGTGACGAAGGTGGAGTTCGTGGAAGGCAAGGGGCTGGAGGTCACCTACAAGCGAATCAAGGCGTGGGACGAGAACCGGCAGCGGCTGGACACGATCCCGACGGTTGAGCAGACAGTGGTATCGGAGGTCGTGGACGACAAGCATGGCCTGTACGGACGCCGGCGCACTATTCCGGCCTTCGGGTCTGTAGGACAGTCCCCCTCGTACTTCAACACCTACCGCATCGGCACGTTCACGGGCGGTTGGGCGCGCAACGCCACCAAGCAGGTCACTGCCGTGTGGCCTACGTCCGGGACGCAGGTGGATGTCATCAACCGCACGCAGACGGTCCCCAACACTCCAAGCACCAAGTATGTGCTGTACGGAGTGCGCACGCGGGACAAGGTGCCCGACCTGCCAGTAGCGCCGGCGACCACGCTCAACGAGTCCGAACAGATCGACAAGGAGGCGGATCGGCCGTCCACGACCTACACCGCAGAGCAGCAGTACGACGTGGTGGGCGAGTATGTGCAGGTGGCAGGCAACCCGCTTGCCGAGTATTACGCCATCGAAATCCAGAACGCTGAGGAGTGTACGGCGTTCGCCTCGCTGAACGGCCTGCTGGTCACGGGCCTGTCTGGCTACGACGCCACCAAGCCATCGGCGCTGTCGTATGCGCTGCCGGGCGCGACCGACCCGGCGCAGGAGCCGTGCCTCATGTGGCGATCTCATCTGGTCACAGTAGTGACGGACGTGACGCTGACCACATCCGGGCTCGTGATTCACAAGAAGAAACTCTATGTGCTGGCGGAAGAAGAGGCGGACGACGGCTTGATACCGGTCCAAGACTGCCCGCCAAGCACGCTAGGCGAATGACGCATGGGGCTCTGGCGGAACGGCACGCAACTCGTCCTGTGGGCCAACCCGGCCCCGACTTTTTATCCGCCAGCGCTCGCGGGCAATTCGGATTGCTGCAACGACTGCCAGTGCTATCTGGTGTGCTACGAGAAGGTGTTGAGTACCTACACCTCCACATGGACCAATGAGAAGGTCGGTGACTTTTGCGCAACGACGCTGCGGCAACAGGTTCCGCCGCAGCCAGCAGGGATACTTGCCGTCTACGCGGATGTGTTGCCGTGCGGCGGACTGTCTTGGTATTGCGCGAACGACCTGACATGGGCCTTCACCGCGCCGCCTCCTCCGCCGCGACAGGCATGGCAGCAGGGAGGAGAGCCGTGCCCGTTTCCGACGCAGGAGGAAATGCAGGAGGAGGGCTGGGAGGATGCGCCGCGACTGTTCTCGCAGTGGTACTGGCGCGCTCGTCTCGTAGAGAGTTGCGAGGATTGCTGCACCACATTAGAGGAAGTAGTGCCCGGATGCTGGACTGGAATCTATAGCGAGACGTGCGGCGGTGCGGACGCCCAGTCGGTGAGCGGGCTCGCCTATTGGAATTGCTCCCAAAGCATGCAGTTGGATGTCTGCTATGGGACAGAACAGAACGTGCAGAACCAGCCGTGCCCGGAGAACCCGCTGCCGTGATCCGCTGCAAACTCCATCACCTAGAGCAGCGCTGCCGAGAGCGGGGCTACACGCTTGAGCAGGTGCGGGCGTGCATCGCGAGCGAGGACAGCGACTGGATAGTCGTGGACCCGTCGCATCCCGCCTACCCCAAGAAGACGCTGGCTGTCGGGGATGTGGTGACGAGCCTGCCCGCATCCGTTCGCGCCCCACCGGCCGGCGGTCCTGGCACGGAACTCAAGGACATGCTGCGCCGCTGGCTTGGCATCCAGGCTACCCCCACCTGCCCGTGCAACGCCCACGCCGTCCAGATGGACCTCTGGGGCCCAGACGAGTGCGAACGCCGGCTAGACGAGATCGTCGGCTGGCTGGAGGAGGAGGCCAAGCGGCGGGGCCTGCCGTTTGTCCGGGCCGCAGCCAGACAGATGGTCCTAGTCGCCGTCAGGAGGGCCAGAAACGCCGCCGCTAAGTAGCCCGCCTCCGGACATAAATCCAGAGAGAGGTTGCTTATGGCTGTTTTTCGGGCTCCCGGCGCACAGGCATTTGAGTATTCCGCGCCTCGCTCTGAGTCGCAGTCGAGTCTCAGCGAGACATACGACTACGGCGGCCTTGAGGATCACCTCAAGAGGCAGGACGCGGTAGGCGCCATGCGGGACGCCAAGTTCGCGGCCCTGTATAGCGGCGACGTGGCTGGCTCCGTGTCGGCTGGCAACAAGATTCGCGAACTGCTGTCGGCCGTCCGCCAGAACGCTCCAGGCGCTACGGAGCGCAATCCCAATCAGATCGCTGCCCCGCTTGTGCGGGTGGCATCGCGCAGCACTAGCAGCAGCAACAGCGGAGGCGGAGGCGGCTTCAAGCAGGCCGAGCAAGACGGCGCTGGCGTGCCGCCGCAGCCGAACAATCCGCCGCCGCAGCGCAAGCAGGAGAAAGACGGCCCGCCGCCTCCGCCGCTCCCGCCACCGCTGCCGGCTGGCGCGCCAGTGGCACCGCCGCCTCCGAAGCGGTACGGCAGCGCCCCGATGGTGCAAATCCCGGATCGGCTGTCGGAGTACGACGAGGAGGCCGTCAGGGGTGCGCCGGTTGTGGACGGTGACGGCAGGCGCTTTCGGTACACGGCCTAGTTCTCAAGGAGTCATGCGGTGTCATACGCAGGGATGCAGTACGGCGCGAATCAGTTCTACGGCGGGCCGCAGTACACCTACGGAGCCGCGCAGGCTGAGGCGGATCGCCAATCGCAGTTTCGGGCCTACGGCCAGAGCGTGGAGGGGCAGCGCGAGGCATACGAGCGTTCGCTCCAGCAGGGCGAGCAGCAGCGGCGCATGTACGACTCCGAGACGGCGCGGCAGTCGCAGGAGCGCAAGTACGGCGTCCTCGACGGGCTCGTCAAGCAGTGGGGTGGCGGCGACATGACCGGAGGCATGTACGACGGCATGTCGTCCATGCGTCTGACTCCGCTGGGCTCGGCGCAGAAGAAGCAGGGCTTCGGCGGCAAGCCGTCTGGCATGGGCGGAAGCCGCTAGTCCGGGAGGAACGCCGTGTACCAGCAAGCCATTGGCTTCAAGCCCGACTCGCTCCTGTCTGGCCTGTCCCCGAAGTCCAGTCCCTTTGCGAAGGGGCAGGCGATGCAGGCTGCTTCCGGCTTGAACATGGACCGCGAGCAGAAGAACCAAGACTTCGCTCTCAAGCAGATGCAAGACGACAGCCAGCAGCGGCAGGCGATGGCCCGCAACTCCGCGCAGCAGGCGGCCAATGCGTCTCAGGAGCGCACTGCTCGTCGGAGCGCCGACAGCCGCAGCAGCCTGTTCGATGTCAACATGGGCTTTGACTACGCCAGCCTCCAGAAGCGGCGGCAGTTGGGCCTCCAGCAGATGCTCCTCAACGGCCTCGCGAGGGACTTCTGATGGCCGTTGGGCTCGACCGTTCGCTGCCGGCGCGTGGGGCATCGCCCTTGCAGCCGCGCCGCTCTGCGCCGATGCAGGCCGCGAGTCCCGGACTTGGCAGGCCGCCGGCCATTTCTGATGCCGCCGTGCAGGGGGCCGTCAACAACCAGATGGCCGCAGGCTTCGGGGCTCGCGAGATGGCCCTGTCCGACGCTGACCGTCGTGGCATGTCTCGCGGCAAGGGCCAGCGCTATGCGGCGCAGATGGCCCAAGACGCTGCGGACGTGAAGGGGTCGGTCGGTGCCGCCCAGACGGAGATGGCCGCAGCGGCAGCAAACGCTCAGGCCCGTCAGGCATACGACTCGACGCTGCGCAACGAGCAGATCGCCAACGCCGGGCTGCTTGAGGGCCTGCGCAACAACGACGCGATGGAGCGCCTCGCCGGTCGCAACGTGCAGCAGGACATGTACGAGGCGTACCGCAGGGGCCAGTTCGGACTTGACCAGCAGCAACTCGATTGGACGCCGTTGCTGTCGAAACTCTTGGATTGAAGGAGATAGGCATGGATGCCGCAGAACTCGATCTTGAAGACCTTCCGCCGAAGGCCCTTCGCAAACTCATCAAGAGCATGCTGGCGAAGGCCGGCAAGAAGCCGGAGGGCAAGGACGCCGAGACGGCGGACGAGGAGCGTGAGGCCCTGTCCGACCTGCACGAGGAGACGAACGGCAAGCCCGCTCCGATCCCCGTGACGAAGGACGACCTGCCTCCGGAACTCTCGCAGGACGATGAGGAGGAGTCGGACGACGAGGACGAGGAGATCGAGGCCGAGATCAAGCCCTCCAAGAAGAAGGGCAAGTAATGGCCTCCCCAGCAGCGCTTCGCATTCTCCGGTTGCAGCAAGAGGCTCGCCGTGCCGCCGTAGAGGCTGCGCAGCGCGAGGCCATGCAGGTTGCCGCACGGCAGCGCAGCATGCCCAATCCTCGCGCTGTGCCGCTGGACGATGCGCCGCTGTACATGGACCCGACGCCCGGCGAGGTGCCGGCGACCATGCCCGGCGAGGGCATGAGCCCCGCCGAGTTCGCGGAGCCTCGCGTCGTTGCGGAGTCTGTCACGGAGACGCCGAACGCCAGTGCGCCGGAACTCATCAACATGGTCCGGGCGCTTGGCAACTCCGGGCCCGACGCGCTGTCCATCGAGGACGCGCTGGAACTCGTGCGGGCTGGGGCGGACCCGGAACTCGTGTACGCCGGCCCGCTCCCGCAGGCGCAGGTGCGGGCCATCCTGCGCAAGGTGCAGTCTGGTGCCCCGCTGACTCCGGAGGAACTGGCTGGCCTGCGCCGCAGTCAGGTGCAGCCCGATATGCCTCCGCCGCCCCAGACCGTAACTCCCGCCGCCGGCGGCGAGGTGCGTCCGTTTGCCCAGATCGGCAACACCAAGCAGTTGGTGGGCGAGGACGGCACGCCGGTGACGCAAATTGGCGACGACCGCTATCTGTTTGAGGACGGCACCGTCGTGGACACGCTCGGCAACGTCATCGAGCGCCGCATGCCCGGCGACCTGACCACGACCGATGCCAGCGCATCCCTTGATCCACTTGAGGCGTCTGCCACGCCCATCGACACCGACGCCACCGGCCCGCGATTCAACCTGACGGCCAACGCGCAGCGGCCGGAGCAGTTGGACACGCTGGCGGAGGCCATCCGTTCCTACACCACGCCCAGTGACGAGCCGCTGGCCCTGACTCCGGCGATCCGCCGGATGTTTCGCAGCGCCAGCCGGGATCAACTCCTGACGCATCCGGCGCTGGCGGAGGGCATCGAGTCCGTTGCCGCCAAGCGTGACCCTGCCGTCCGGGCAGAGGCCATCGCCCGCGCGCAGGCCCGCCTGGATGAGTTTGAGCGGATCGCAGGGATCGGCACGCAGGAGCGGGCTGTCGAGCAGTTGGCCCGTGCCGCAGACGCGCGAGACATCGCCGCCGCGCCGCGAACGCCAGATGCTGCTCGTGCTAAGTCGCCGGATGACGTGCAGGCCGCACGGCAGTTGCTTGAGGAGTCGATGCCGGAGGGCGACTGGAACGCACTAGCATCGGTGTTCAACGCCCTGCCGGCCGAGCGACGGGCGGAAGTCCTTGCTCGTCTGTCCTCTGGTCAGGAACTGGCGCCGGCAACGGCGAGCGTGGCGCGGCCGCATGCGATGAAGGTGCGTTGGTCCACGTCCGACCCAGAGGCTTCGCGTCCGTTTGTGCAGTCCATGCTTGCCGACGGCCCGGAGGGCCCGGCGTTCACGCCCAACGCACTGGCCGGCGTTTCGCGTGGCGTCAATCCTCTGGAGGACGCGCTCATTCAACTGGACGCCGCCAAGCGGTCTGGCGATCCAGCCGCTGTCGAGGCCGCTCGCGAGGTTGTCGAGGACATCCGCACTCGCCCAGACATCTCGGAAGAAGCGTTCCAGGCGATGGCGCAGGAAGCCTCGCAGTCGTTCATGCGCCGCCAGCAGGCCGCAGCGGACCTCCGTAGCGCCATCATCGGCACCGATCCGCTGTACGCGGAGGAGCAGGCGCGGATGATCGCCGCATCGCAGATGCCCGCGCCTCGCCCGGCCATTGCCCCAGACGCCCGCACGCCTGTCGTGGCAACACGCGACCTTGAGCAGGTGGACATGCCGGGCGCTGAGGCGGACGCGATGGCGGTCGCCAGAGAGCGCGAGGAGCGCCTCGACAAGCAGGCTCCTGGCGGCGGTCTGCCCGAGAGCATGCGCAAGGCGTGGCTTGGCGAGGACGCCCCGCTGGCGTTTCGTGGGCGCGACCGCTCCGATCCGTTTGAGTCTCGCCCTCCAGGCTCGCGGCTCACGGACGCCAATGACGACGAGGCCATCGCAAAGGCGATGAAACTTGAGGAGGCCGTGCGTCAGGCCGACGCTGAGTTGCAGAACGCTCAGGGTGCCGCAGAGTTGGCCCGCGCGCAGCAGAACTACCGGGCTGCACTCAAGGCGCGTGACGACGCCTTTCCGGGAGGCCGCTCCGCAAAGTCCGAGCGCTGGATCAACCGTCCGGGCCAGCAGGAGACGTATGACTCCCTTGTCGTGACGCTGGTAGGCGGCAGGCCGAAGGTGCAGCCGAGACTGGACCGCTCCAACCCCGATCTGTCGCCGGCCGAGCGGGCCGTGCTGGCCGGCGATGCTGCGACCCAACTTGGCGAGCGCGACCTGTTGGAGATGATGCCAGACGATGACGTGGGTGGGACGACTGGGGCTGGCAAGAAGGGCCGGCTCGGCGGGCAGCAGCAGGGCAGTCGCGTGCAAGGTGCGCTCCAAACCCTCTACGGCGACATCAACCCGCTCCGGCATATCGAGCAGGGCGAAGTAGCCTATCGGTTTTTTGACAGCCCTCGCGAGGCGGCCGAAGACCTGCTGTCGAAGCAGACCCTTTTCAAGCCCGGCACGGCGGCTTACGACTTGGCCCGCGACAAGATCGCCGACATTCTTGACCGCACCTACGGCAAGCAGGCGACCGCCGCCAGCAAGCCCGTGTCCATCGGCGAGGATGGCGTCGTCAGGCCCGTGCCGATGGAGCCTGTGTCGTCGCGTGTCCAAGAAGCGGCGACAGTGGACCCGCTGCCGGAGACTCCCGAATCGCCCGCCAAGAAGCCACGCCGCAGCAAGAAGGCGCAGGCTGGCGTGGACGACAAACTGGAGGCGTCGGCCACAGACCTCAGCGATGTCAGCGGGGACGCCGCTCCTGTTGGCGGCAAGACGGCCGCAGAGATCGAGCAGGACATCCTGAGCGAAGCGGAGCAGGTCTACCAAGACTCGCTCGACCGCGACCCGGACAGCGGACTGTCGAGGTCGCAGCGGAAGAAGCAGGCCGCGAAAGAGCGGGACGAATACATCGCAAAGGAGCGTGCGGCCAGGATCAAGGCGACCGGAGGAGATGTTAGTCCCGTCGGCGCGACCGACGGCGCTGCCAAGCCGTCTCGCGGACGTAGGGGCAAGAAGGACGCCCCGCCGGCTGCTGATGCTCCGGCCACTGCCGATGGCGTCAAGCCAGTGGCTGGCGACTCTGCGGACGTGGGTGCCCGGCCCGACGCCGACGGGGTTGACATTGTGGACGATGTGGCGGAGCCGGCCGGGCCAAAACCGGGCGACGACGGAGCCGACATCTCCGAGTTGCCCGAAGTGGATACGAAGCCGAAGCCTGCTGACGCCCCCTCAGCGGACAAGAAAAAGCGTAGGTGGTTCCCCTGGCTCGCCGGTGGCGCGACGGCGGTAGGGGTCGGCATCGGCGGCTTGGCGCGCATCAACAGTGCCGGCGGTGGTGGGACCATTGACATCCCGCTGCCTCCGGGCGGTCCCGGCGGCGGCGGTGGTGGTGGAGGCGACTACTACCCGATTCCGGTCGATGTGGGCGCAAGCGGCTCTGTGGCAAATGACGCAATGACGGAGGAGCAGGCTATCGAGCGGGCTTTGGATCGTATTCGTGGCGCTCGCTCTGCCCCTGCGCAGCAGTCTTACCAGACCCTACAGAACTACTTGTTCGCGAGGTAAATCATGGCATCCATCGAAGACCGCATCCGCACTCACCGGCAGCAGGTCGGGGCGCAAGACGACCCGATGAACCCGCTTGGCCTCCCGTCGGAGGAGGAACTCAACATGCCGGTCCCGGAGAGGCCCGCACCGCAGGGGCCGATGGACGCGCTGCCGCCACGTCCGGTTCACGGCATCGTGAGTGGCCCACCCGGCATGCGGACGCCTGCGGGCCTTCGAGCCGCTCCGTCGGCTCCCGCGCCAGAGTCTGGCACGCTTCCAGGCGAGGAGCAGGTCACGACGATGGACGTGTTCAAGCGGCTGTCTCCGGACGAGCAGGCGGCCGTCAGGCGGAACTACGAGAGCGGCTCCCGAGTCCACACGGAGAGTTTTGAGGACTACATCTCCGGCAAGTACGGCGACATGCCGCCTGACATTCGCGAGATGGCACTGCGTGCCGAGTACGGCTCGCCCAATGAGTTGAGTCCTGCGGCTCGCGCTCGTGTCGCCTCCGGCAAGCCTCTGCCGGAGGGCTACAAACTGGGGCAGTACACGCCCGAGCAGCGCCGCACCATGTCGCGGAACGTCCACTCGCCGGAAGTGCCGATGACGCCGTTCGGGGGCACGTTCACGCTCAATGCGGACGGGAGCCGGAGTTCCCGCGCCCCCAACGCCTCCGCTTTGACCGATGCCCAGAAGGCGGCCGAATACTACGGCGATGGCAGTTTTGAACACATGGTCGCGATGGGCCGGGCCTACGGCATCGACACGTCGCAGTACCGGCCGGAGGACGTGAACCTGCTGCGGGCGGACGTGGCCCGAGAGCAGGAGCGGCACGACCGTCTGGGCAAGAAGTACGATGTCGTGAAGACGCCGATGGGCGGCACGCGCTACAAGGCCAACCCGCAGAAGTTGCAGGCCGCCGTCCTCGACAACGAGGCGCAGATGTCGCCGCAGCGGAAGATGGAGTTTGCTCGCACCATCGCCAATCGCTACGGCCGCATGATGTCTCCGGAAGAGAAGGAAGCCATGCTCTCGCTGGTGCATACGCCAGACGGCTTCACCAAACTCCGCGAAATCAACGAGCAGATGCGGTTCCGGCTGGGCGACCTGCAACACCAGACGTGGCGTGACCGGCAGGCCAATTTCAGCCTGACTCGCGACTTGCGAAACCCCAACTACGCTCCGGGCATGTACGTCCGGTCGCTGATGGACGCAGTGAAGGCTGGCGATCCGATGGCCCTGTCGGTGGCTCAGGACATCGCCGGCAATCAGCGTGGTGCCCAGCGGGCGATGGACATGGCGATGCAGGAGCGTGCGGTGGCCGGGAACGTGGCACAGGCCCAGATCGCCAATCGGCCGGGTCAGGCCCAGCCCTCGCGGACGCTGGCCGACCAGATGAGCCCGGAGTACATGGCGGCCGTCCGCATGTCTCCTGGCCTGCGCGAGACGGCGCTGGGCGTCCTCTTCCGCAAGTCGGGAGTGCCAGAGGAGCAGATTCCGGCGGCCGTGCAAAGTGCCGTCATGGCCCACGAGGCGTCGGCAAACCCGCAGGGAGAGTTTGTGCAGTCGCATCTCAAGTCGCTTGCCAACAACAAGCCGGCGTTCATCGCCTTTGTGACGCAGCAGATGAACCTTCCGAAGGAGCAGGCGGAGCAGATGTGGTTGCAGGCCACTGGCCGCACGCCGCAGGCCGCAGCGCAGCGTGGTGCCGACGCCGCAGCCGGCATTGGCAGGGGCGTGCAGAACCAAGTCAACTGGTGGGGTGGTTTTACCGGCCTGAGCGGCACGTCGCCACAGGCTTGGGGCGGGGGGTGACATGCTCCTCTTTGAGCAGCCGCGTGGCCGCAAGCCGATGGCGGGCATGTCGCTGTTCGACAGCGAACTGCTTGCCGACGAGCCCGTCAAGCGGGAGGCGGTGACGCCGGAGGAGCAGGCGTCCGTGCTGGGCGAGATCGGTGCCCTCACTGGCGGCACCCTGTCGCGCGTGGGCGATGCCTTCGCCATGCCCGGCGACTACCTGCGCGGGATGCTGGCCGGCAAGACCGGCGAGCGCGTGACGGGCCGGGAACTCAACCGGATGGCCGGTCTGGCTGGCCCGGAGGACAACTGGGGCAACTTCATCGGCGGCCTCGCCACCGAGATTGTCACCGACCCCCTTTCCCTGCTGTCCGGTCCCGCACGGTCCCTGACGGCGGCTGGAAAGGCGGCTGAGAAACTGGCCGGGCCGGTCGGGAACCTGCTGGACACGGCCCCGACGGCCCTGACCCGGAAGGCTATTTCCACAGGGATGGCCGACGACGCCCTCCCGATGGTCGCCAGACGCACCAAGAGCCAATTAGAGGCCACTGGACGCACGATCAGTACCCTAGACCCGGCTACGGTCGGTCGCCCCTTATACGGCACGAGAACGGCCCGCAGGGCGGGGACGCTGGACGACCTCATCAAGTACGCCGATGACCCGGAGGCCGCCGAGCAGGCCGCCAGGAACCTGCTGGGGGCCGATCTCGACAAGATTCGGAACCAGCCGCTCGCCAAGTCGTTCGGCATCGGCCTGCCATTGGGCGACCCGATCATCGTCGGGGACGCTCTCGGCAAGGGCTTTGGCGACACCTACGCCGACATCATGGACACCGTTGGTCAGGCATACCGCTGGTCGCCCGTCGGCCGGCGCGTGGCATCGGCGTTCGACGGTCGCGTGGGCGAGGCCATCGACGCGGAGGAGCAGATCACCAACATCGCCAACTGGCAGGCCCGCAAGGTAGGCGGTGACGCCGCTGCCGGCGAACACATGCGGCACCTCGCCCGACTGCGCCTTGAGCATCCGGAGGTGTTTGCCGACGAGCAGGGCAATCGGGCGCTTGGTCGGTACTTGGAGGGGCCGGCTGTTCGCACCGCAGCGGACGTGGCATACGTCGAGAGCAGGCCGTCGCTCAAGGCATACGCCGACTACTGGATCAACAACCGCCAGAGCGCCCTTGCCGAGTCTCGCAAGTTTGGCCTCAACGGGGTGCCGCTGACAGACAAGTACGGCATCGAGTATCTGCCGCGCAAGGCGGACCCTGCGCTGGAGATGCAGGCCCGCAGCAACCGCAAACTCGGGCAAGCCCTGTCCGCGTTTTCTAGCGACGGCCTTCAGCGTGAAGCCTACATGCAGGTGCCCGGCGGTCGCGACACCATCATCGACTTGTCACGCGACACGCAGGTGTCTGGAAGCAATCGTGCGCTCCAGCGGGAAGATGAGGCCGCCACATACATTCGCGGCAAACTCAATGCCATGCTGACCGCCGGCCAGCCGGAAGTATCGCAGAAGCAGGCCGAGCGGCTGGCAAGACTGATGGCCCGCATGCCCGACGATGTGGTCGCCAAGTCGCCGCTGTTCGGCCAGCACCCGACCGACATGATCGGCTCGTACATGGTCGGCAAGGGACAGAACGTCGGCACGGCCAGGACGCTGTACGACTCGCTGGCGACGTTCGCCGTCGATACGCCCGCCATCAGCGTCGAAGGCGGCAAGCACATCCCGCTGCAAACGGCCCTCCAGCGGCTCGGCCTCAAGACCTACGACGAGGGGCTGGGCGACGACATCTTTGAGGTGCTTCCGGATGGCACGTCGCGCACGCTGCCGCAGGAGTCCGGTGCGGCGCAGCAGATGCGGGAGCGGCTTGGCAAGTTGCTCGGCGTGGATGCCGACGAAATCAACCTCAACCAATTCAGCGTTCCCGAATCGCACATCGAGCGCCTGACTCGGGCCCGCGACCTGTACAGCACCGGCAAGGCTCCGTCCGACTTCCTGCAACGGCTCGATCACGTCACGTCGGCGTGGAAGGGAGCCATCCTCGCGTGGCCTGCTCGGGCAACCCGCGACCTGTACTCCGGCTCGGTCAGCAACTGGCTGGAGGGCGCGCTGGACCGCAAGTCGGTCTTTGCGGCAGCGGGGCTGGTGACGGCTGGCCCTGAGTCCGCTGCCTTCCGCGACCTGCTGGCCTCGACGCCTCGATGGCAGGGCGACGACGGCATCGTGCAGTTCTATTCCGACCTCGCCCGGTCTGGAATCGTGCCGTCCGGTCAGTCCACCGACATCGGGGCCAGCGTCCTCAACGCCACCGCAGGCGGGCAGATGGTCGGCATGGACCCGATCAGCCTGTCGAGCATTGGGCGGGAGTTGGGCAAGGGGTGGAATCGCAAGGATTTCTGGCAGTGGCGGTCCAGCCTCAAGCCGTTGCAGGAGACGGCCAACCCGATCATGCGGGCCAGCGAGCGCATCAACAGCCTGACCGACGGCATCAACCGGCTGTCGGGGTGGATGTCGCTCGTGAGTCAGGGCGTGGACCCGATGGCTGCTGCGGCCCGCATCAAGCGCGCCCATGTGGACTATTCGTCGCTGTCGTCGTTTGAGAAGAACGTGATGCGCCGCGTGTTTCCCTGGTATTCATACCAGTCCCGCATTTTCCGCGAGGTGCTGCGTCAACTGTCGGAGCGGCCGGGCGGTCGCTACGGCCAGTTGATTCACGCCACCGAGTCGTTGCAGGACGAGGGCGACGACGGCACGTACATCCCCAGCGGCGTGCGTTCGCAGTTTGCGTTTCCGCTGCCGGAGGAGTTTGGTGGCGTCCCGGCACCGGGCACGCAAACGTATGTCACCGACCTCGACTTTCCGGGCTTCGACCAGATCAACATGATCGAGACGCCAGGAACGCTTGCGGGCACCGGCACCGGAACGGCTCGGCAGATTGGCATGCAGTTGCATCCCGCCGCGAGGATGATCGTGGAGATGGCGTTCGGCAAAGACCTGTTCACGAACCGCCCGCTTGGGGAGGCCACGTCGCCGCTCGATGTCATCGCCCGCCGCGTGACCGGTAACCAGAACGCCGACGTGCCATTCCTTATCGACAAGACGGCCGAGATCGTGCCGTTCGCCGGCCGCCCGCTGTACGCAGTTCGGTCCCTGCTGGATGATCGCGGGGGCCAGTCTCTCGGACACCGGACGGCCAAGACGGCCCTCAACGCCGTGTCGGGCCTAAAGGTCAGAGACGTTGACCAGCAGGACGCCCTGTCCGACGCCATGCGTCAGATCGAGGAGTCCATTGACCCGTACACGCGCGAGTTCAAGCAGGTCTACATCCCGGAGGCCATGCAGCCAGACGTGCCGCAGTGGGCGCTCCAGCGGCTGGCCGTGCAGCGGTCGCTGGGCCGCACTCGCCGCGAGGCCCGCAAGCCGAAGGCCGAGAAGGGCAAGCGGAAGCCCAAGAAGCGGAAGTCCGACACTGGCTCGCTGACGCTATTTGAGTAGCACGGGCGTGCTTGGGATGTCCCTCCTGACCTGCGACCAGTCGATGTAGCAACGCTCGGCCAGCCCGTGCGTCTTGTGACCAAGATGCAGACGCCCCTTGCCGGGATGTTCCATCTCGATGTGGGTGGCCCCGCTACGCCGCAGCCACTTTGATGACCCCGATAGCCGCAGGGAGGCGAGGTATTTTTTCATCTTCCTGCGTCCGCCACCACTCGACATCACCCACCCCAGCACGCGCCCATCTGGCGAGCGCGCCAGCATGTCGTTGACGGCCTTCATGCAGGCAGGGCTGAGAATCTTGACGTGCGGCTCGCCGGTCTTGTGCTGTCCCCACCGAACAGCCCCGTCGATAAAGTCGGAGTCGCGCATCTCCCACAAGTCGCCCTGCCTTGCCCCAGTTTCGTAGCCTAGCAGTATCCAGCAGCGGAGCAACTCGCCCTCCGTGACGCCCTTCTGGCGAATGATGGCAGTCCGCTCGTAAGTCCCCTTGACAGCCGTACAGCACTGTTCTACAGTCCATGCCTTCGTGGGCAGTCGAGGCACTTTGATCTTGACGAGTCCACGCGGCAGCGAATCCACTAAGCCGGTTTCGTAGGCCCACCTCCACACGCTCACGATCATGCGCCTGTCAGAATCAACCGAGATCGGCTTGACCTCAGACATGCGGCGAGTCAGGTGCCTGTTGACGGCTGGGACAGTCATCGTTTTGCAGGAGCGGGCTAGGGTTCTCAGGTTGGCGCGGTAGCCCGCGCTGACGCATCGGGATTGCAGGTAACGCTCAATCAAGGCACGGAGGCTGGTCATGGTTATATCCCCTACAAGAGTAGAGGAAGGTTGCGGTGATGCCGGCACCGTTGGGCAGGCCAGCACGACCGCTCTTTCCGCTACGCCTGTCACGTTCGGTGCGCACACGCACCATGTGCGCACCGTGATTCGGCGAGGAGAAGCGAACGCCGACTATCACGCCAATGAAACGCACAGGTCATGCAGTCGAGTCAAAACGCTCCTTGACTCTCCCGTCCTGTACCACCAGCGGTACATCGCCAAGTCCCTGCCGCCGTTCAGCAGCGCCGCGATGGATCACGGCACCCTGCTGCACCGGTGGATGGAAGAGGGCGAAGACTTCCTTGAATTGCTGGTCGTGCCTCCTGCTTCCACCCTAACGGCCACCGGGCTCGTGGGCAAAGAAGCGGAGAAGTGGGCCAAAAACGAGGCTCCGCAGGGGGCCATTTTGGTCAACCCGAAGGAGCGGGCCCAGATTCTGGCTGAGGTGGACGCCATCCTCAGCAACCCGTCTGCCGCTGAACTGCTGTCCAGGCCCAGTGAACACGAACTCAGCGTGTACTGGGAGCAGGACGGGCACCGGCTCAAGTGCCGCTTCGACATGCTGACCAGCGACGGCATCGTCGTTGATCTCAAGACCACCCGCGAGGGCGACATCCTCGCCGACTTCCCGAGTGCGGTGGCTCGGTTCCGCTACCACTTGCAGGACGCATGGTATCGGTGCGGCATGGAGGCGATGGGGCTGGAGTCCAAGCCCCTGCACTTCATCGTCATCTCCACCGCCATCCCTCACGACTGTCAGGTCGTGACCCTGCCGCCGCACGTCACTGCGGCTGGCCGCCAGCGCATGAATGAGGCGCTGGCTGAACTCCGTCTTCGTGAAGACCTCGACTGGTGGTTGCCGGAAGCGCACGGCGAGGTCGTTGAACTTTCGTTTCCGGCTCATGTTCTGGGGAGACTGTGATGACATCCGTGATTGCAGAGTGGCCGGCTAGCAGCCCGCAACTCGACAAACTGTTTGAGGCCAAGAGCAAGGCGCTGGGGGCCATGAAGAACGCCCCTCGCACCAGCAAGTCGCACTTCGGCATGTACGCCGACCTCGCGACCGTGATCGACACGATCCGCAAGCCGCTCTCGGAGAACGGCCTGGACGTGATCCAGTGCTTCGTTCCGTATGACGAGAACTACGTCATGCTGGTGACGACGCTGGGCCACACCAGCGGGCAGTTCATCCGCTCCTTCCTGCCCATCAAGGCATCCCTCCAGCCGCAGCAGTTGGCGGCCACTGCGACCTACCTCAAGCGGGTCGAGTTGGCGGCCATCGTCGGCGTGGCGGCAGAGGACGAGGACGATGGCGACACCGCCCAGAAGGCCGCCGTCGAGTCCGCAGTCAACGACGAGTTGAAGATCGAGCGGGCGCTGGTGGCGAAGGTGCGGGCTGCGAAGGACGCGGCTGGCGTGCAGGCCGTTCTCGACCAGACCGACAGGGGCGTCGAGGGCGGGCAGTTGTCGAAGGAGTCGGCCGCACGCATCGCCGTCGTGGCGAAGGACTGCATGGCGAAGGTCGCCAAGCCGGCCCAGAAGAAGGAACAGCGGGAGCCGGTGGCGGCTTCGTGATCGAAATGCAGGTGGAGGCACCTCCTCAGCGGCACGCCGGATGCCGTCTCCACCATCCGGCACTTTTACCTATGACACAAGACATCGAACGCTACATCTCGCTGGCTCAGGGCGTGGCGGCCCATGCGCAGGACGGGACGCTGAACGAAGACACGGCGATCCGGTTCTGCCGCGTGATCCTGCCATCCCTGCTGGTGGAACTGGATTTGGCCCGCCGCGTGGACGCACGGCTGGCACAGATGTTTCCGGCCCCGCAGCCGCCGGAGCCTCAGCCCCCCGAGCCTGAGGCCCATCCGCAGCCTGCCCCCGTCCGCCCGGAGCCGGCCAAGAAGAGGAAGGCCGCGAAGGCTTCCGGCCGTGCAAAGAAGGGGAGGGGCAAATGAGCGACGAGGTGGAAGTGACTCGCCAGTTGAGGCGGGCGAATGAGCGGGCCGCCCTGCGTGACTACCAGCGGCGGTCTGTCGAGCAGGTCTGCCTTGCCGCCAAGCGTGGCGAGCGGCGGGTCGTGGTGTGCCAGCCCGTTGGCAGCGGGAAGACGGAGGTGATGGCGGAATTGTGCCGGATCGCCCGCTTCCCGCTCATGGTGGTGCCGCTCGTGGACCTCATGCGGCAGGGCCGTGACCGGCTGGAGATGCGGCTGGGCGAGCGGTGCGACATCGAGCAGGGCGGCAACTACGCCGAGTCCATCGAGGGCATCCGCCGGCGGGTGATCGTCGGGTCGCGTGACAGCCTGCTCTCGTGCGGGCGCTACAAGGCGAAGGCGTATGAGCGGGTGACGCTCGTGCTGGTGGACGAGTGCCACGTCGGCATGACGCCACGCATGGAGGAAATGCTCAAGTGGTTTGAGGATCGGGGGGCCACCATCGTTGGCTTCTCGGCCACGCCCTACAAGGGCAAGGGCAAGGCCCTGCGGTACTGGCCTCGCCCGCAGGTCGTGTACTCGCTGATGGACGCCATCAACGACGGATGGCTCGTCTCCCCCAAGTGCTTCCTGTCGGAATCCAAGTCGTTCGACCTGACGCTCGTGGAGGAGGAGGCCGGCGAGTGGAACAAGGCGCAACTGCACGCCGTGCTGACGGCCGAGCATTTCGCCCAAGAGGTCACGAGCCTCGTCCTGTCCACCTACGATCAGCAGCCGTCTGTGGTCTACGCCTGCAATCGCCGGCAGGCAGAGTTGTTCGTGCAGGTGTTTGAGCGTTACGGGGCACGGGTCAGCCTCGTCCACTGCCGCCAGAACCCGGAGGTGCGGAAGGCGAACATGGACGCCTTCCTGGCCGGCGACACGAAGATCATCGTGAACGTCGGCATCTTGGGGTACGGGTGGGATCACCCGGAACTCCGCAACGTCTACATGGCGGCCCCGACTCGCTCCCTGTCCCGCTACGAGCAGCGTCTCGGGCGAGGCACCCGCGTCCTGCCCGGCATCCTGCACTCGGAGATGACCCGCGACGAGCGGCTGGCGGCCATCGCTGCCAGCGGTAAGCCGCACTTCAACATCTACGACATCACGGACTCTAGCCGGTCGCACCAACTGCTCAACGCCCTGCAAGTGCTGGACGCCAAGTGCCGGAAGAAGGCCGCCCGCACCGCCCGCATCACCTCGATGCTCTCGATGGACGGCGTGGACGCTGTGGCCGCCATCAAGGAGGCCGACGCCATCGACCTTGCCGAACTGGAGGCACAGGCGCAGGAGTTGATCGAGAAGCGGAAGCGTCTCGTGGTCGGCGTCACATTCGATCACGACACCCGCGACTTGTTCTCCGAGCCGGAGGGCAAGAAGAAGCGCGGCTGGCGGATGATGTACGGCAAGTACAAGGGCGTGCGGCTGGACTCCATCCCGGAGGGCTACCTCTCGTGGGTGCTGGAGAGCCAGCGCAAGGAGACGCCGTTCAAGACTGCGGTTCGGAGGGAACTGGACCGCCGCAAGGAGAAGCCTGCGTCCCGGTAGGAGGCCGCATGAGCGATGGAGCGCTGGATGGAAAGGTCATTAGCGAGATCGGCGTGTCGATGGCTGTGGAGCGGCTCCTGCGGGCCGGCTTCCGTGTCGCCATCCCCATCGTTGACGAGGGCTTCGACCTGCTGGCGTTCAGCGGCCACCGCTATTGGCGCATCCAAGTCAAATCGTCTGCCTCGCGTGTCGGCGGGGCAAACAGCAGCCGAGTCCGCATCCGACGCGGCCGTCGGCGCTACCAGTACAGCCCGAAGGACATCGACGCTTTCATTGCGGTCAACACCCGCACGGGAGCCGTCATGTGCGTGCCGGTGCGTGACGCTGCCGGCCGGGCGTGGATCAACTGGAGTCAGGCCGACAAGTGGACGGACATGGGCGTCCTGCGGCGAATCAAGCAACAGCGCTGTTGAGTTTCTCGTATCGGTCAGCGCTCAAGAAATGAAAACGGTCGAGCCTAAACAAGCCGCCTTGAACTTGATCGGGCGGTCCAGTGGTGTCAGCGCGAAATCCGGGCAACGGGCAGGTACTCGATCCTGCATGGAACGCTACGTCCCGGTGGGTTGCTGAGAGAGGGCCAGATAAGGCTGTCACCGCTACCCCTCATGGGGTTGCTGACGTAGGGCACGGGGCCCTTCTCAGCACGGAAGCGGTGCGGACTAACGGTGCGGAAATGCCAAAAGACCTTGTTCTCCTGCGGTACACGGACGGAAGCGGTGAGCGGCTGGCGGCGATGTGCCGCCCCAAAGAGGGCATCGAGACGCTGCGGGAGGTCATGGGCGAGGAGAGCGAGGCCGACAGCAAGTGGTACGAGCAGGAGCATGCGTCGGCCGTCGTGATCGACACCAGCGGGGCAGTGATCGTCACGTCTTCGGAAGACCTGACGCTGCTGTCGTGGTGGTTCGCGGTGGCGGCTACGTGGCTCAAGCAGCACGGAGGGTGATGTGACCAACTTCACGAAGGGAGTCGTTGTCATGGGCGGTCTGATGGCACAGGCGCTGAGTGCGCTGTTCAAGGAGAACGAGGAGATTGTGACGCACGCGAAGGTGCTGGCCGGCGTGGCCGCCTGCCGGATTCACCGACGCGAGGCGGCGACGAATCTCGCCACCGGAGAGCGGGTGTTCCGCTGGGAGATCGAGTTCAAGACGCAGGAGGACGCCGAGATGTTCGACTCGTCCGTCCGCCACCTCATCGACGCCGTGACGGGAGAGGGGAGGTGAGTGATGGGCGCGAAGAACTATCGCTATTCGCGGAAACTTACCCGTTTTGCGCTGTGTGCTGGAGTCGAACCGACGCGCTCCACATCCACCACTTGCAGCAGGGTGCCGGCCGAGTCCACGACCGCCGGAACCTCTTGCGGCTGTGCCAATGGTGCCACGAGGGGCTGCACTTCGGCGGCAAGCACGACATCACGAAGGGCATGTGCCTCACGGCCAAGCGGGAGGTTGACGACGCCAACTACGACCCGGAGTTCCTGGCTTCGTTACGCCACAAGCGGCATCTTGGCTATGGCCCGGAGCGCTATCCGGTTCGCGTGTTCGTGTTTCGGAGGAAGAACGGAGTCCCGCCGGAGGTGAGGCACATGGCAATCAACAGCAGACAGAAGGGCAAGCGTGGCGAATTGGAGGCGGCGGCCGAATGGAATCGGCTCGTCCCCAACGCCCACAGCCGCAGGAGCCAGCAGCACAGCGGCACGGAGTCGGCCAGCGACCTCATCAGTCCAGGCACTCCGCACCTGTGGCTGGAGGTGAAGCGTGTGGAGCGAGGGCTCAACCTTCACGCCGTCATGGAGAAGTCGCGGGAGCAGTGCGGCGAACTGTGCCCGGTGGTCCTGCACCGCAAGAACGACTCCGAGTGGCTGGTCACGTTCCCGCTGGAAGACCTCAAGCGGTTCGTGCAGCAGGTACAGGGGGCGATGTGATGCCAGTTCGCTACTACGACCGCACCAAGCGATGGCTGCGGAAAACCTATCCGCTGCCGTTCCCGTGCCGAGTGCTGCTGCGTCCTGTGGACGTGATGAAGAAGCACAAGGCGCACGGCATCTTCTATTGGCACGGCGACAGGGCCGTCATCTGGATTCGCAACAGCGGCAACGAGGAGCAGATGGCGGAAACGCTCATCGAGGAACACGTCCACGCCATGCGGCAGGCAACGCCCGTGAAGGTGGACTACGAAGGAGAGGCGCACGATGCGGCCTTTTGGGCACTGTACGGAGAGGTGGTGACGAGATGGCGCAAGGAAGTGCTGTGAACGTCCGCTTGGAGTGGTTTGAGGTGAGCCGGGCGGCCTTAGTGGGCGTGTCTCGGAACGTCGAGGCCCTGCGCAAGGGGTGCGTCAACCGCATGCAGGTCAATGACGAGTGGTCGATCCACATTCTCGGCGCTCTCGGGGAGTGTGCGTTCGCCAAAGCAACCAACCGCTACTGGAACGGCAGCGTCAACACCTTCAAGGCGGGCGGCGACGTGGGCGACAGCATCCAGATACGCACACGCTCCCGCCATTCCTATGACCTCATCGTCCGCGACAACGACAGGGACAGCGACGTGTTCGTTCTCGTCACGGGCGGGCCTCACGACTTCACGATTCACGGCTGGATGCCGGCGAGCGAGGCCAAGCAGCAGAAGTTCCGGGCGAACTACGGCAACTACGGCGAGGCGTACTTCGTGCCGCAGTCGGCACTGCGACCCATCGACCCACTGGTGTGCAAGGAGTGCTGAATGAACGTCACGACGATGCAGACATTTACCGGCAAGTTGATCGACCTCGCCCAGTTCAGCGAGGAGGACGTGCGGCTCCCCGACATTGCCCATGCCCTGTCGATCATCAACCGGTTCACAGGGCACAGCAAGGTGCCGTACTCGGTCGCGCAGCACAGCGTGGCCGTGAGCCTGCTCACCAGCCCGGAGAACGCGCTGTGGGGCCTGCTGCACGACGCGAGCGAGGCGTATCTGGGCGACATGGCTACGCCGCTCAAGTCCATGCTGCCAGGATACCGTGAACTGGAGGAGCATGTGCAGCGCACCATCGCGAAGGTGTTTCGGCTGCGGTGGCCCATGCCTGCGGACGTGAAGCAGGCTGACCTGCGGGCGCTCGTGACCGAGAAGCGCGACCTCATATCGTGCGACCACGACTGGGGCATCGACGTGCAGCCGGCGAGCAGGCCCATCAACCCGTATTGCTGGCAGCAAGCCAAGCAGTTGTTTGAGAACCGTTACATGGAGTTGACGAAATGATGAAGGTAACTGAGGACAGGTCGGTCAAGTACACGAGCGGGGCTGTGCGGTCGAGCGATGCGGAGGCGACGAGGTACGACCTCATATCGCCCATCGGCCTCGCCGCCGTTGCGGCAGCGTGCGCAGAGGGGGCCGCCAAGTACGGCGACTTCAACTGGGAGAAGGGCATGCCGGCCAACGACATGCTCAACCACGCCCTGCGACATCTCTATCTGTTTCTGGGCGGCGACCGCTCGGAAGACCACTTGGGACACGCCGCATGGAACGTCATGGCGGCAATCCATTCGCTTGAGGTATGGCCGCACCTCAACGAAGGAACGCTTCGCAGCGGCTATTGTGAGGCACCTGTCAAATAATGATTGCCGTCGCCGTAACGGACTACGACGACGAGAACATCATCGAGGAGTGCGAGGCCGGCTGGAGGCGGTTTTGTGCGGAAGTTCTCGTTCGGACCCACTATCACATCCGCGAACTGTGCCGGCGGCATCGCCGGCTCGGGTTCGCCCAGATGAAGCCGACCTGCCGCAAGGAATGGGAGGGCCTGCGTCGGCAGGTAGCCGCCTATCGCTGGGTCTTTGATGGCACCGGCGGGGAGTTCACGTTCGACCAGACGTGCCGGGATTTGTGCCTCGACCCGGCTTTGGTGCGGCGGAAACTCCTGTCTCTGTGCCGGCCTGAGCGGGACATAAATCTTCTGGTGAAGTGGGTATCGCGCCAGAAGGAGAAGCCACATGGCAACCGTCGCCGCCAAGATCAAGTTGCTGGTGGACTGGGCTCCGGCCTTGTCGCTGCTGTCCGAGATTTCCGCCGCCGATACGGCGACCGAACGGGCCGCAGGGGCGCTCAAACTCATGCGGTTTGTCGCTACCAAGACGGCCACGCCCATCGACGACGACCTCTGTGAGCGGCTGGAGGCGTGCCTCCTGAGCCCGCAGGGGGCAGAACTGTTCCGGTATCTGGTGGCTTTGGCAGCGGCCGTATCGCAGCAGGAGATTGACTGATGCTGTACGGAATCGCCGCCATTGGCTTCTTGGTGGCCGCAGCGGCGACGGCGCTCCCGTACCTCCGGGCGTCTGCCCCTGCCGGCGTGTCGCCTTCCGGGCGGGCCGGCTGGGTCAACAGGCTGTTCGTCCTGGCCTGTCAGGCCGACGAGTCGGGTGAGCCTGCCGTCGCCGCTGCGGCAAGGGCTCTGATCTCTGCCCTCGTGGCGGAGAAGGAACTCCCGAAGAAAGGCAGGTAGTCATGGCCCGGACTATCGCCCTGTGGGCGGGCCTGCTTGTGGGCGTGGCTGCGATGGCGGCCAGCGTCCTGCCCGTCAAGCCACTTGTTGGGCCTGTGGTGCCCAAGCCGGAAGGCGTCCTGGCTGGGGTCAGCGCCTCCGACGCCGCCATCCTGCGGTCGTTCTACGAGGCGATGGCCGACATCGTGGTGCGGGACGGGAAGGCGAAGGAGCCGTCGTGCAAGACGGTGTTCGACCTCCGCAACCGCCACAAGTTCGCCCTGTCGATGGCGTTTGAGAACACGGGGATGGTGGGACGGTACGTCGGGCTGGGTCAGCGGCTCGATGAGTACCTTATCGCTGCGATTGGGGACAAGGACTTGCCGCTGACGCCCGAACTCCGGCAGTCCGCATCACGGGCCTTCTCGGCAATTAGGTAGGTGTGGCGATGGACGGCGAGTTCGCCACACCGTTCGACGTGATAGATGCCTACCAGCATGGGCTGGTGGGTTCGTATTGCGATCCGGAGGCGACGGCTCGCCTTCTCCAGTCGCTGCCGATGCCGCTGTTTGGCGACACGCTGCACGGGTCGGGCGCAGGAAAGGTGTCGCTGGCGTTCCAGGCCGTCATCCACTTTGAGCAGGCGGCTGGCCGGAAGCCATACGACGAGACGCAAACCACAGGCGACTGTGTGTCCCATGCCGTGCGTGGCGCGGCGGACGTAGCCAGAGCCAACGACCCGGACATCAAGTCCACTGAGGACTGGATCGACCGCACCGCCACCGAGCCGCTGTACGGCGCTCGCGGGCACAGCGGGCAGGGCGCGAGTTGCTCGCGGATCGTTGAGTGGGCGCACAAGACGGGCGGACTGATGCTCCGCAAGCGGTACGACGACCTCGATCTCGACCTCTCGCAGTACAGCGCTGGCATCGGCATCCGCTGGGGCTCTAAGGGCGTGCCGTCGAACGTCACCGGCGAGGCGAAGAAGCACCAGATCGGCACGATCAGCCTCGTCACCTCGTGGGAGCAGGCCCGCGATGCTATTGCCAACGGCTTCGGCGTGGTGTGCTGCTCCAATATCGGCTTCTCCGGCATGCGGCGCGACTCCAACGGCATGATTTCCCCGTCTGGGACGTGGAACCACGCGATGCAATGGCATGCGGCGGACGACACGAACTCGGACGGGTGCCGCTTCTGCATCCAGAACTCGTGGGGCTGGAACGCACACACTGGGCCGAAGGCGCACGGCCAGCCGGAGGGCTCCTTCTGGATCGACCAGCGCACGGCGCAGCGCATGATCTCGCAGGGCGGCACCTATGCTGTATCGAACGTGGTGGGGTTTCCGAAGCGGACGCTCAAAGACTGGGGCGGCAGGGAGATTCTCGGATGAAGATTTCCGCCGCTACTGTCGCCGTATGGCTCGCGTTTGCCCCCGCCGCATTGCCACCGCAGCCCAGTCCGCCGCCGCCGAAGTGCTGCGCCAAGTGCAACGGCACGGGGATGGTGCCGACCGGAGACGGGATCACTCGCGTGTGGTGTGAGTGCCCGGCCACCTGCCCGTGCGCCAAGAACCGGCCAAAACCGCAGTCCGAATGTAAGAACGGAGCCTGTCATGTCCGATAGGATTCGCTCGCTCAAGGCGGAACTGGAGTGCAACAGTCCGCGCAAGACGCCGGGCCACGACACAAAGTCGCACGTCGTCAAGGCATGCAGCGACGGCGAGGAGAAACTGATCCGCTTCGGCCAGCAGGGCGTCGAGGGGGCCGGAGCCGATCCGCAGACGGAGAGCGAGAAGGCGCGGCGCAAGTCCTACTACGCCCGCCACAACGCCCAAGACGCAGACCCCGACATCTTCTCGGCCCGGTACTGGTCGCACAAAGTGAAGTGGTGAAGCATGCCAGTCGAAGAACTGTGTGAGTACGTTCGCCGCCGACTCCCCGTGCGGGCGCGTCTCGTGGGCAAGGAGCGGCTGGACGACCTCGTGCTGATGGCGGTCACCGAATGGCCCTCCGACTGGCTTATGCAGTGCGCTCGCGGGTCGGCTGAGGAGGAGAAGGTACTGGCGGCTACGACGGAGAGGGTCGGCCGCACCTACGAGGCGGTGCGTGGTGGCGAGAAGCGTTACGGATTCTTCTGGGCGTTTGTGTTGTCGGCGGTCGTGTCGGCCGTCGTGCAGTACGTGCTGGAGTGGTGGCTGAATCGTTCCGCTAACCGGGTCAAGATGGCGGCATGGCAATACGAGATGCGGGGGAAGCAGTGAGCAGCGTCGAGGTATACGAGACAGCACTTCGGATGCTGGAGCGGTACGGGTTCGGGCTCGTGCTGGCGAGCCTCGTGCTGTGGTTCGTGCGCGTGGACATTGTGATCCCGATGGTCGAGGCGCACTCCCAGTTCCTCAAGGAGATGGCCGTGACGCAGCGCGACATAGCCAACGCCGTCCACGAGCAGACTCGCCTGCTGTATGCCCTGCGGGACAGCCAAGAGCGTCCGCTCACGACCAGCACCCTCGTTCCTGACGCCGGGAGGAACTGACGCATGCCGAATACAAAGCGGCCATGCCGCAGATGCCGCCGCAGTGAGACATAAATACGTAGGCCGGCGTAACCCAGAGAGGGCGTGATGAACGACAAGGATTTCAAGGCCGACATTTTCGCCAAGACGGCCTCCGAGTGGACGGCCGAGAACCCGTATCTGGCCCGCAACGATCTCGGCATCGAGACGGATACCGGCAAGCAGAAGATCGGCGTCGGAAGTAAGTGGGCGGATACGCCATACGTCTCCGTCCCCGCCCCCAGCGGCCCAACGGTAACGACTCTGACCTACGCCGCCACCGTCACCACCGACGCCAGTGCGGCCAGCATCTTCGACCTGACGCTGACCGGCAACGTCACGCTCGGCAATCCAACGAACGGCGTGAACGGCCAGACCATCCGCTGGCGCATCCGACAGGACGCCACCGGAAACCGGACGGTCACGCTGGGCAACAAGTTCCAGATTCCGTCGTCAGCGACAACGCCGTTGGCGTGGAGTACGGCCGCGAACGCGATGGACATCCTCGCAGCGACCTATCACGCGGGCCGGGATCGGTGGGATGTGGTCGCGTTGGTCACCGGATACTGAGAGGTAAACCATCATGGCAACGCTGTACTTCAATGATGACAACACGGGCGACGGCGATTGGAACAATGTTTCCAACTGGTGGACAAACTCCGGTGCGACCAATCAGGCCAGCGGGAAGCCAACCAGCAGCGATTCAGTTGTGCTACAGCGCAACGTGACTGCCAACGGCGGCAGTACGCCTACGGTTGTGGATCTGACCGCGCCAACTGGCAACACACTACTGCAAATAACGACAATCGTCACTGGAACAGCGACTTTCCAAGGCAGCGCCCGACTCAATGCAACGCTGACGGGGAATTGCGTGTTTCAAGATTCTGCGTGGAGCCAATCGTCGGCAGAGATCACTGGAAATGTGACGTTCAACGACAACGCATACGCCGATACATCGACCATTCACGGCAACGTCACATACAACGGCAGTTCGTACATGCTGAACGGAGTTGTTGACACGGGCAACGCTACGTTCAACGGCAGCAGCAAATACATCCGGCCCCTCAACAGCGGGCAGATTTCCACCAACGCCACGTTCAACGGATCGTCCAAGTGCTGCGGCCAAGTCAACGGACTCGCCACGTTCAACGGAAGTGCGGTGGCTCTGGCAGGGACATTGGAAGGGTCGGAAGTTTCCGACTGCTATCTGGCCGGAGACGCCGTATTCAACGGCAGCAGCGTGTTCAACGGATCAGCCAGCAGCACCAGCACAATCACCATGCGGGACACGTCGCGCGCCGATTGGTATGCCGGCATGTACGGATGGCCGAGTACCGGCGCAATCAACTTCTACAATTCGTCTGGCGCCATTGGCGGCGGCGGGCCATGGAGTCCCAAGCCGACGTTTTCTAACGCAAACTACTACGACAATTCTTCCTCTTGGTACACGGCCGAAACGGCCATTTCGACGTTCTACGACAATTCGTACAACATCACCGGGCATCTGTCGGTCATTGCCAAGCATGGTCGCGGGATCAACGGCTCAAGCGTTTTGGGGTTTGTATGATAAATCTGCCGTCTGCCATCACTGTGTCATTTCCTGCCGTCGAACTGCCAAACGGCGCGACGTTGCAGCGACCATCCAAGACGGTCCATCGCATAGACTTTGTAATCGTTGATGACAACCGCCGCAGGGAGGCATCGGCATGGTTGCATCTGGCCGACAAGCCGCTGACGCTCTGGGAGGGCGACGAGTACGACGCGGCTGGCGACTACACGCAGGCGCAGGCAGAGGCCCGTCTGCTGGAGAAACTCGGGCCTGACATCAAGGCGGGGCTTGAGGCGTTATTCGTGCGTCCGTAGGCGGCCTATCGACATAGGTTTCGTGCGTCAGAGTGCAGCAATGCAACTGACGCCCGAACAGCAGCGGCTGGCCGAGCAGGCGATGGAGATCGTGCCGAAGGCAATCATCGCCTTTCGGTGCCGGTATCCCACGCTACGCAAGCAGGTCGCCGCGATAGACGCCACGAGCGTTGCCTATCTTGCCATCTGCCGGGCGGCAGTGACCTACGACCCCGAGCAGTCGAAGATCACGACGTACTTCTCGATGGCGATTCGGAACGCCCTGCTCAAGGAGATCGACCGCAACCGCCGCATGCGCTACGACTCGGCGGAGAGGGTGCCAATGGAGTTGGCAGAGGCTCTGGCGGTGAGCAAGCAGCACGGCTTCTCCACCCGCATCCAGACGGCCATCGCCCGACTGCCCGCCAAGTCCCGCAAACTCATCCACATGCGGTTCTTTCGTGGCCTGAGCCTGCGGGAGATGGGCGAGCAGTCGGGCTGCGATCCGCGCACTATCCAGCGGCGGCTGGCCGTCGCTTTGGAGTGTCTGGGAACGCTTTTGCAAAGCGAGCCGCTTGTGCCTTGAGGGCACGGGTGATGGAGTTGATGTTCCAGCGGCTTCCGTTGGGCCGGCGGACGTTGTAGAAGGCCAGCGTGATGCGCTCCAGGCTGGCACCGCCCTTACGCATGGCCGCCATCGCGTCCACCTGCCGTCGCTCCTCGTCGTCGGGGAGGTAGTAGGAGTCCTTGCCCGTGCCGCACTTCTTCCAGCCGATGGGGGCATGCCGGCCGTGTGGCTTGCCGGCCTTGCGCTTGGCCCGCAGGCTGTCCCTCGTCCGCTGCCGGATGAACTCCACCTCCAGTTCCGCGAACGCCGTGAGGATGGTGAACACGCAGCGGCCGATGGGACTGCCGGTGTCCAGCCCGAGATCGAGGGAGTTGAACGACACCTCCTTGCGGTTGAGCAACTGCATCGTCTGGGCGGCGTCGATGACGGAGCGGAAGGCCCGGTCGAGTTTGGCCCACACGATCTTGTCGCCCGGCTGGACAAGGGCCCACACCTTGCGGCCTTCGTCCCGCTCAAACATGGGCTTGGTGCCGCTGGTGGCGGAGTCGTAGAGCCAGCCCCCGTAGGTGTAGCCCTCCGGCACGAGGGCCCGCTTGATGTACTCCTCGCACACGGAACGCTGGGCGTCCTCCGTGATGGTCTGGCGGCCGGTGGATGCCCGGCCGTAGGCGTAGACGATGGGCATGGTGAGTCTCCTAGAGGTAGAAGAAGAACGTGAGGATCATCAGCGCCCACATGCCCGGCCCGATGTAGATGTGTTCGGCTGGGTTCATGCAGGTGCGGACCATGAAGGCGAGGACTGCGAGTCGGATCAGCCACTCGCCCGGCCCGGCGTCGAGGCCGAGCATCTCGCGGAAACGGGTGCGGACGGAACGGCCGCAATAGGTGGTGTCGAGAAAGGACATGGTGGTTCTCCTCATTGTTAGCCTGGACCGGGAATGTAGATGTCACCAAGAACCCACTCTTTGATGCCGCTGATGGCATCCTTGCTGCACTTCCACCGCATGCCGCCCTCCCGCCACGACTTGCCTTCCTCGACGGCGAAGAACTGGCAGTGCTTGAGGGCGTAGTCGCCGTCAACGTGGTGGTGCAGCCGGCCCTCGTCGTTGTAGGGCCCGACCTTGACCAGCAGTCGCTTGCCCCGCTGCGTCTTGGTCGGGGCCGTGCAGACGTGGAGTTGGGCACCGACGAACGGGATGTGGGCCCGGTCGCCATGCAGGGCACCGAACACCTGCGTGACGGCTGGCGGCCCGTCCTCCAGCGCCTTCCGCAGCCGCGTGGCAAACACACGGGCACGGCGAGGGACCGTGTGGTACTTGCGGGCGGACTTCAAGAACTCGGTGGCCCACTGGCTGGGCTCCAGCGCGACCGTGCCACGCGGAAACGACTTCCAGCAGCCGGGCATGTCGTAAACGTGGGTCGCCCCGCCGCCGCTCACCACGTAGCGCAGGGTCGAGTTGGAGAACACGCGCGGCTCGTCATACGGCGTGAACACCCGGACGTACCGCTTCCAGATGTCGGTCGTCTTCTTGTAAGCCAGCGGGTCTTTGCGCTTTCGGTGCAGGTCCGGAGGTGGCAGCACCCAGTACACGGAATCGCCGCCGGCCGCCCGGTACACGCGGGCCAGCGGCACGCTGGTGCGGTCGGTCGCGTAGGCGATCTCGATGGCGTTCCGGTCTGGGTACGTTCCGCGAACCAGCACGCTGCCGTAGAGGTAGGCAGTCTTGCGCCGCCCCTTCTTGTGGGCGACGAGAATCGCCTCCAACTGCTCGTAGGTGTGGACCCGCTTTGCCAATCGCTTTGCCATGCTCATGCTTCCTCCTGCGGTAGCGGCACGACGCGAGCCCATTTGGGGATCGACGTGTGCCAGAGAGAACCCTTCTTGCCCGTGTACGCCACGACGACGCGGGCACGGGGCTTCTTGCCGTGCCAGTTCGTCTCGGCGTCGGTGACGAGGACGATGGAGTCGGGCCGCTCGTCCTTCTCCACCTGCTCGATGGCGGTGGACATATCCGTGCCGCCGCCACCGTGCCAGTCAAACACCTTCGTCGTTGCAACCATCGCGTCGGACTGCACCTGCGTGTCGGCGCAGTACACCTTGACCCGCCCCAGTTTCCTCAAGCCCTGAGCGATGACGGAGAGCGCCTTCGCCTGGATGTGCTTGGTCATCATGGATGCCGACGTGTCCACGATCACGACGGCATGCGGCTGCACGGTGATGCGGCCGTGCAGGAGCGGGTCGTCATCGCCCGGCGGCTGCTTGCGTGACCGACGACGGTGGGAGTAGTCCCGCCCACCGACAGGCGAGGCCACGCTGGTGCAGACCGCCGACCGCAACTGGTCGAACGGGTCTGGCACGGGCCGCAACTTCTGCTGGAGTGCCTGCTTGAGGGAGCCGGGCACCTTGCCGGGATGGCTCTCCTCGTACTGGGCGATGGCATCTTCCGCTTGGGCTGCGGCCATGTCCTCGCCGTAGGCTTCCCACGACCCGTCGCTGTCTACCTCGTAGGGGCGTGGGCACCCGTCCGCACACGAGCCACCCGTGCCCGGCGAACCGGGCTTCTGCGGTGCCTTGCCCTGCCCAGTTGGAGGCGATCCCGCTCCGCCTGGAGACGCCATCTGCGGGCCAGTTGCTTGATCTTCGCCGGCCCCCTCGCCTCCAGAGTCGCCTGCTCCATGATCTGGCTGTTGATCGTCGCCCGCACCGTCACCGCCATCTCCGTCCGCGTCATCGCCGTCCTGCCCGCCCCCATTGGAAGCACCGCTATCTCCCTGCTGTTGCTGGCCGCCATTGTCGCTGCCTCCCTGTTGCTGCTGGTTCTTGTTGTCGTCACTGTTCTTCTGCAACTTCTCCATGATGAGCCGGTAATACTCCTGCATCGACCGGTTCTCGGGGAAGTCGAGCCGGATGCCCCAGTCCGGAACGTCGCAGCCCAGATGGACTGCCCCCTCCGGCCGCAGGTCACGCATCATGGAGAGCGTCTGCTCGATGACCAGATCGCCGGCCACGTTGCAGACGAACCGCTGAAACTCGCTCGGGTTCTCCCCGATGATTTCCTTCGCCCGCGAGTGGTGGTCGAAGATCAGATGCAGCACCTCGTGGGTCACGAGGTACGCACCCTGCTCCTTGCCAATCGCGGTGATGAATGCGGGGTCCCAGTACAGGTTTCCCGCTTCATCCACTGCCGCCGTGCCGATGCCCGGCGTCTCCTGCTCACGCAGGGAGTAGATGTATGAGGCGAGGTACGGGACGTACTCAAAGGTATGTACCCGTGCCTGCCCCAGTAACTGACGAGGCGTCATGTGTCGTTCTCCTGTGTGTGGGTGTCACTGCTGAACCAACGCCATCAACTTCGCCAGCACGTCCTTCGGCGGCGACCAGCCGTCGGGGCGAACGCCGCCCTTGCTGACGGGATTCCAAAACGAACGGAACTGCATCAAGAACGACTCGATCTCCTGTTCCCCGATGGTGATGAACGCCTCCGCCGCACGGGTCCACCGCTCCTTGCTGGTGTTGTCACGCAGCGACTTCACCAGCCCGGTGAGGAAGCAGATGTTGGCGTCCGGTCGCCGCTCGTACTTGTAGTTCTCCGCACCGGACAGGTACGCCTCCGGGTTGAGGAGGTCGAGCCGGTGCCAGTACCGGAGGAACTCGCCGCCGATCTCCGCACCCACGCAGCCCGTCGCAAGCGGCCGGTAGATGGGGTCTTTCTGCTCATACCCGCAGGCACCCGCCGCCGAGAAGCACCGGGCGAGGAACGTCCACGTCCGCAGGTTGGGGAACGCCATCGTCTCGTCGTCCTGCGGCAACTTCTCGCGGGCGTCGGGAGTCGCACGGAGGAACGCCTCGACCAGCGAGCCGAACTGCGGGAGGAAGTCGGTCCAATGGTCAGGCACGACGGGGAAGGAGGGTGCCTTCCACTGGCAACCTGCTCGCAGGCCGGTGAACCAGTGTTCGTAGTCCACCTCCCAGTCGAAGTGAACGAACCGTGCCCGCATGGCAGGTGCGAGTGGCACCGCATTGGGGCACAGTTCCGGCGGGTTGCAGGCACCGACGATGATGGTCGATGCCGGCATGACGTACTCACCGATCCGCCGCTCCGATAGGACGGAGAGCAGGCCGGCTTGGGTAGCGGACGGCACGTTGGTCACCTCGTCCACGAGAACGAGAGCCTTGCCGCTCTTGGTCTTTTCCCACAGCGAGGTCGGCAGCATGCGAACCACGCCGGCCTTGTGGTCAGGGATGGGGTAGCCAGAGAAATCTTCGGGCAGGTGGGTGGCACCGAGCAGCGGAACGAACGTCCGCTCCAGTGCCCCAGCCAGTGCCTCCCACGTCGAGGACTTGCCGACGCCAGTGCCACCCTTGACGAGCGTGGGTGCGACCTGACAAGCGAGGAACGCGGGGGTATTGCCGAGTACAGTGCGAGACATGAGAGGGACTCTCCTCGTGGGGAACCAATAGGGCAGGGGACGGGGCAGCACGATGCTACCCCGTTCCCCTAACGAACAGACGCCGCAGCGGTGAATCTGCGGGGAAACTACACGGCGGCAGCGAGCAGCCGATTGACGGCCACTGCCTGCTTGACCTGCTCGATGGCAGCAGTCAGGTCGGGCATGGGCTTGCCGAGAACCTGCTCGTAGGTCCGCACCTTGTCGAGAAACTTGTCGGCCCTTCCGAGACGGACGTTGATGGAGCGGTCGGACATGCCGCCGCTGGCCTCCATCACGTCCTGCATGATCTCGTCCATGCCAGCCTGGACTTCCCGCCCGAGTTGGTCGAGGACGTGCATCACCGTGTCGGGATCGGAGCCGATCTCAAACTGGGTGACATGGAAGCGGGGGCCGTCCGCGTGGGGGCCGCGCACCATCGTGGCGAACTGGCGGTAGTCGTCAAGGTGCTGGCCCGACAGGAACCACGCACCGCCGTCGTCCTTGAGTGGCGTTGCATGCCACGAGCGCAGCATCTTGACCACCACTTGGCCGACCACGCTGGACGGAAGGTAGTCACGCATCTGCACGATCATGGGATCGAGGGCATGCAGCACGGCCATGCCGGGCGGCCCGCTCGTGCTGTACTCCAAGATGGCAACGCCCCAGTGCGAGTCGATGGTCGCGGAGTAAAGGAACTGGTAGTCGTTCTGCGTCTGGCCGGGCACCACACGCACCACTTCAAAGCAGGCCGGGTCGTCCAGTTGCCGCACCACGTTGTGCCGCTTTCGCTGCCGGCCATACAGGTTGTCGGCCACCTGCTTCATGCAGTCCCGCAGCACGGTCGTGCGGGCCGGCTGGGCAGGAACGAAACGGCCGCAGCCCACCGCATCCGCAGCGGCGAACAGCCTGTCACGCAGCACGGACTTGGTGTTGAGCAGGCAGATGCCGCCCAAGCCAGCGCCGATGGTAAGAGTTGTCGGGGTCATGGTTGCTCCTTTCAGTGAGCGATGAGTTGTGTCTGTGCCTTGACGAACCGCCGTTGCAGGATGGCGAAGGCCGCCGCCTGCTCGCTCTCGTCAAACTCCTCGCGGTCCTCCGCCGATTCGTGAAGGGCCGTGATGATGAGGTCGATCTCGCTGGGTGTGAGTGTCACGGTAGTAGTGGGGTATGGCATACCCGTTCTCCTGTGGGAGTGTACTTATGAACAGGTCTAGTCGTCAAGGATGGGCTGGAGTTGGAGCGACCCCTCGTTCCAGTCCTCCTCCGGGTGGGCGCGCTTGCCCGTGAACACGATCACCTCGCCGTCGTGCGCCTCATCGAACATGGCGTCGGGGAACACGGCGAGTACGCGATCCATCAGTTCTTTCAGCGTCATGCTTCTGCTCCTTGAGGTAAGACTTCCAGTCGAACGACCACGCTCGGGCTCCGATCACCCGTGCGTGCCCCTTGCTCGCAATCCTGCGGGCGAGGTACTGCAACCAGCCAAGTCCGGTCCACCCGAAGTGGGCGGCGATCTCCCGGTACGACGGCTGGTATCCATTGGCGTCAATCGAGCGTGCGATGAGGGTGAGAATCTCTCGCTCGCGTGGGGTCAGGTCAGGCACACGACCTCCTTGCGAGACGCGAGCATGCGTCGTCGCTGTAGGTGAGCGCCATCACGCCGGCATCCTCGATGCGGCAGACCCACAGGTCGGGGGCGTCAGAGTTCCGGACGCACACGGCAAGACTCAGGCCGTCTTCGCTCTCCTCGACGAGCAATCGCTCGCCGTTGGTGAGTTGCACGACATGGGCAGTAAGGCCCGTATAGGTGGATACCTGCCGGCTGGCGGCACGCGGATACCTGGCGTCTGCAAATGGCATGGTCATTCTCCTTCGATGTAAGCCGTGTCGCCTGCGATGCGGACGTTGCCGCGCCCGGCGATCACGACATGGGGCTGTGAGTTCCGCTCCCGGCTACGCACCGGGACGGAACACACCACGTTGCGGACCAAGAGACAGGCGCCCTTGTGATGCACTGTCATCACCGGGTGCCCGGCCGCCTGAGAGGCGGGCTTGTTGTAGTGAAACCAGAACGCACTCATGTCCTTGATCCTCCGTCCATTGAGGCAAACCAGTGGTCCGTCTTGCGGGCGTGGCTGCACAACTCCGGCTCCATCTCCGGCTGTCCGCACACGCTGCAAAACACATACTGCTGCGGCCAGACCCGCCCCCATGCGTCACACGGCTTGACTTCGAGAGAGAAGTACATCGGAAACAGGCGCGAGTATTGGTTCATGATGGCCTTTGCGCGGCGTTCATCAGCGAACACAAACGTCATGGCGTCCTGCGGCCGGTCATCGTGAAGTTGCACTGTCACGTTCCAGAACTTTGTCATGGTGATTAGCCTCCGATGGTGATGGTGATGGACTTGCTGGACCGGTTCGTGATGCGGGCCGTGCGCCCGGCGGCCACGACCACAGAGCGGGCGATCTTGCCCGTGCCCTTGCCGCTGCGATTGCCGGGCTTGCCGAGCAGCCCGTGCTTGAGGCGTGGCAGCACGACGCCACGCTGCCGCAGGGCGTGCAGCCGCATGGTCACGGCCGAGTACGTGAGTCCCGCCCGCTTGGCGAACTCGTGCAGTTTCAGGCCCATCGCCGCAGCCTCGCTGTGCTGGACGATGAACTCGGTCACGGGGAAACGCAGGCGACGACGAGTCTTGGTAGCCATAGTCACTCTCCTTGTGTGAGGGGTCAGTCCAACTTCGCCCACCGTGCCAGCGCCTTCATGGCGACGAAGCACATGGCGAGGAAGATTTCGATTTCAGCATGGGTCCAGTGGTGCATGGCTTGCCTCCTTGCTTGCCGTATAGACAGACTCCGCAGCGGGGAATTACAGGGCTTTCCAGCGAGCCTCGATGGCGTCGGCAATGGTGGAGAAGTCCTTGCCGTCGTCGTTGATGGACGAGACGCTGCGAGTCGCATCCAGTCGTGCGTTCGGGGAGGAGATGCCTGCCCAGTCCATCACACAGGTTGGCAGGCACTCGGAATACCTGTCGCGGTCGCACGACCGAATTGCCGAGCGTCCGTAAGACCAGCAATCGTTGATTGGCTGGTGTGACCACGATGCCGAGTGCGTCTCGTCGTGATGCACTTGGCACAGGACGCCGAGCGCGCAAAACAATGGCTCGCTTCCACCTGCTTGCTTCAGGCGGCCATACCCCTGCATGTAATCGCCGCTTCTCAGGGCGGCAACCCACTTCTCCATAACGTCTCGCTTCATCTCAGACACTCCTCTTGGTCAGAAAGAAAGCGGGGCCGGTGACCCAGTGCCACCGGCCCCGCAGGAACCAGACTCCGCAGCGGCGAAATCAGATGGCGTCGTGCAGCAACTCGATGCCGTCGTGGCCGAGCATGTCCTGAACTTCCGCCAAGCACTTGCGACTGAACCCGTAGGCGAGCAAGTCATCCACACGCATGTTGGTGTAGAACGAATCCTCGCGGTCCTCCTCCTCCTGCTCGTCGGCCATGCGGTCGTACGCTGTGCGGCAGGCGGACGCGGAGTTGTCCTCGTCCACGTACTTCCACTTGCCGTCCTCGACCTCGACCCACGAACGCTCGGTCTTGGGGGCCGTCGTGGTGCGAGAGGTCAGGCCGTAGCCGATGCTGCGGTAGTACGACCCCTCGTGCGAGTCGTTGCTGTACCAGTGACCATCACGCGACCAGTCGCCATCGTCCTCGTTCCAGATGCAGTAGTCTCCGTCCGCCCGCAGGAACACGAACTTGCTGCCGGAGTGGGCGAGTTGCTGCGTGTACACCACCTCGCTGCGGCGGTAGAAGTCCTCGTCCCGAGCGTGCAGCGGCTTGAGAACCAACTCGTTGAAGTGCCAAGTGTCACTGCGATCCTTGTCCACGTCGCACTTGATGGAGATCACGCCGTTGTGGATCACGGCGAGCGAGTCGCTCACCATGAACGGGTGGCAGTTGCCCGTGTCCTTCTTGCCGTGCGTGGCCCATCGGAAGTGGATGATGGCCTGTCGGTCGGCGTACGGGCTGAAGGCTTCGCGGAACTCCTCAAAGTTGCCGATACCGCAGCGGGTGACGAGCGTGCCGTCAACGACGACGGCGAACCCCCACGAATCGTCGTTCACGGCGAAGCCGTTGCGGTAGGCGGACCAATCGGGCTGGGTGGTGGCGGGCTTGTAGATGGCAAGGCACATGCGGAAGTCTCCTTAGTGGGGTGGGTCAGGCACCGGTGACGGCGGACATGGACGTGCGGACGAGGTTGAACACGGGCGAGCGTTCCTTCGGCTTGGCAACGCTCTCAGGCAGGCCGCTGTTGTTGCAGTAGCCGCCGCGAATCTCCGGGTGGGTGAGCATGAACTCGTGCAGGTAACGGTACGTCCTGCGATTGGCGGCGACGAACCTGCGGAAGTTGATGAAGTGCAGCGGGTCGGTGGAGTTCTCGACCACGCCGAACCCGTGTGCCGCCTGCTCGCAGAACCGCACGGAAGCCACCGCGAACTCGTGGTTCTTGAGGATGGCCTTGCCGTACAGGTTGCTCTTGAACAGGCGGAACTCGACCGTCTCGTCGGTGATGTTGAGAACCTCGTAGCGGTCGCGGTTCTCTTGGTCAGTCACCTTCTTGCGGCTGAACTTGTTGAACCCCGCCGGCCGACCGGCGATGTACTCAAGGAACTTCCGGTTCGGCTCGGCGTTGAGGAACACGAGCAACTTGCCCAGCGTGAGCGGCCCGACGGCTGCTTTCGACAGGTGGATGTGGTGCCCAACGTCGTCGCCCTTGTCCCACGCGGAGCAGCGCCCGTTGCCCAGCGTCTTGAACGACCCGAAGATGCCGTACACCTGCTCGGTCGTGAGCGGCACGGTCACCAACTCAAACCCGCCGGGCCCGTTGTCCTCCAGCGAGCCGTCGTGCTTGGCGATGGCACACCTGCCGTTGCCAGTCAGCGGGTTGAGTTTGGCGTACAGGCCGTCCACTTGGGCGAGCGTGTACTCAACGTCCGCGATGTCCTCGTCGTCCGAGTACATCTCGATCTCGTGCCCGGCGTACATGTACGAAGGGCCAAGAGCAGGGTCCGCCGACCACGTGTGCTTGCGATGGGCACGGGTGCTGTACTCGTCCAGTTGCGAGTCGAAGTCGGACTCGTGGCACTCGCACGAGTCGTCGTAGCACTCGCCGTTCTCGCAGCGTGAGTTGCCGCTGGGGTCGTGGCCGCAGTGGTCGTACCCGTCGGAGTCGTACCCGTCACGGTCGTACCCGTCCTCGTCGTAGCCGCCGTAGTCGTAGCCCTCCGAGTCCCGCTGCTCGCCGTCGCGTGTGCGGCGGGTCGTGTTGCTGAACTCGGTGCCCGTGACGCTGTGGATGCCGCCAGCATCGAACCCGTTGGGGTCGTACTCCGTGCCGGTGTCACGGTGGATGCCGTTGCCATCGAACCCATAGTAGTCGTACTCGACCTCGTTGTCCTCGCTCATGCCTCACTCCTCAGTGAAGGGGGAAAAAGAAAGGGCCGCCCCACAACGGGACGGCCCATGCCGGAAACCAGACGCCGCAGCGGTGACCTACCGCTGATCGGCCCACTTGTTGCCCATCACGCAGACTCCGCAGCGGGAGGGGACGGCGGTTCGCACGCAGTCACTTCGAGCGGGGTTTCGTGGGTTGCGTTGCCGAAACGAAACGGCCCGACGATTTCCAGTTCCGGGTCGAAGGTTTCGTAGAACTGGTTCTCCGCCTCCTCCTCTGTGGCGGCGTCTATGTGCATCACCTCTCGCACCCAGTAGGCACGGTCGCGTGCGACCAAGAAGTGCGGCATGTATCAGCCCTCCTTCTTCACGAGGTCGGCCACCTCACGACGCTCACGATGGGTGAGCGTGCGGAGGTCGGCCAGAAGGTGACGCTGCGACTTCGCACCCACCTCGCGTGCCACGCTGGCAAGCGAGATGAAGTGCATGAGGCGGGGGTTGGTGGTGGTGACATGCGTGCGCATGGGAACTCCTCAGAACAAGGGACAAGGGACCGCCGACGGCAACGTGCCGCCGGCCGAGAAACAGACTCCGCAGCGGCAAATCACACGGTCTGCCACTGCTCCTCGATCAAGTCCGCGAGGTGCGGAAACGACATGCCGCCGTCGTTGATCTCCGAGATTGGCTCGTAGCCTCCCAACTCACGGCAAAAGGCGTCGGGATTTATGGACGTTCCCGCCCACGCGGCGACGGCTTCCGGCAACTCGGCCTTGCGGCCGAGATACCTGTACTCGCCGACGACATTTATCCACTTGCCGCCCGTGTGCTTGCGGTGCAGGTCGCATAGCACGCCCAACGCACAGTAGGCAAACTTGCCGGGCTCGTACTCCTCGCGGAGATACCCGTAGGTCTGCCCGTACTCGTCGCTTCGCAGTGCAGCGACCCATTGGTCTGCGATCTCTTTGTGCATGACGCACTCCTCTCGTGGTGAAAAGCGGGCCAGCCACACAGTGCGACCGGCCACTACCGAACAGACTCCGCAGCGGGCAATCGCCGGGCGAACTAGGTGGCTTCGCTGGCCGCTGTCTCCGGTTGCCAGCGAAACGTGCCACGCGACAGCAGGAACGTGCGGGCGCAGCGAAACAGCCCGCCGTCGTACTCCATGCCGATTGGGTGGTCGAACATCTGGTTCACCCGCACGGTGGAGTAGTGGTGTTCGGTTCCGTACCGCAGGCAGATTCCCTGTGCCATCGTGTTACCCAACGCATCGAACACGTACACGTCCACCACCAACTCGCGGCGGCCTTCCCCGTGAAGCATCTTGAACGTGCCGACGAATGACGTGGGGTCGAGCGAGTTGTGGTCGCACTCGTCGGGCCAGAGCGGGGCGGTATTGTCGAGCGGCTCGTACATTGGCACTCCTCGTGAAACGCGACGGGGCCAGCCGCCACCGTGACGACTGGCCCCGTTCGCAGTGTGAAACTCAGACGCCGCAGCGGTGATTTACCGCAGGCAGCGGTCCCGGCCGACCATCGGGGTCAGCAGCCGGTCGATCTCGCGGTCGATCTCCACCGTGATGTCGGCGGACTCGGCCGCACGCTCGCGGGACGAGAAGGGACCGACGGGCTCGGCCGCACTCCGCATGTCGAGGAAGTAGAAACCTCCCGTGCCGGGAAACACGACCGCCTCGACGCGGTTTTCACTGTTGCGAACGGCGGTGATTTCGGGATTGCTCATGGCAGACTCCTCATGGGAACGTGGAAACAAAAACGCCCACCGCGAAGTTGCGATGGGCGAAGTGAGGGGGCAGGCTACGAACCTGCCCGAACCGTCGTCGGCCCTCACAAACCAGACGCCGCAGCGGTCGATCAGCGGGCGAGGTGGGCCTTGATGAAGGCACCGGCCTTGTGGGCGTCATCCGTGCGGCAGGCGTTCACGAACGCACAGAACTCCGCGTAGTCGCGGAACCCGATGCCACGACGCCGCCCGGCGGGACGGAGAACCACGCCGCCGTCGTAGGGCAGGCACTCCAGCCCGCCGAATCGCGTGGCACCATCGGCCGCAGCCTTGACCGCCTTCGTCTTGCGGGCCTTCTTCGCGGGCTTGGCGGCCTTCTTCGCGGCCTTCGGGAACACGACCGTCGCGGGCTTCCCGGCCTTCTGCGACTCCCGCCACTTGCGGAGGGCTTCGGGATTGCCCTTCCGCTTCTTCACGGGGGCGGGAACGGCCATCGTCTGCAATTCCGCGACAGCGGCAGCGTGGGCCTTCGCATCGGTCGCGGACAGGAACTTCAAGAACTGGGCAATCATGGCAAGTCTCCTCAGTGGAACCATCGAACACATCCCGCGAAGTGCGGGTGGAGGCGGCACCGACACGAGCCGATGCCGCTACCATCCAGACTCCGCAGCGGCAAATCACGCCACCATCAGCACCGGGAAGGCAGACCGCACGACGACCTCGCCATCCGGGTCGAGGAGCGTGAACACGCGGGAGCCGTCGGCACGCTCGTTGATGAACGCCCGAGCCTCACGCTCCGTGCGGAACTGCCACACGTCGTTGCAATCCATCGTGACCGCAGCCGTTTCGACCTCGTACATGGAACGATCCTCCTCGTGGGGTACTGGACACGGCTGGCGGCAACGTGCCGCCGACAAGAGACGGACCCCGCAACGGGGAAATCAGCGGCGAACCGCAGACAGCGGGCAGACTGCGAACGAACGGCCCGTCCAATGCAGCACATCCGATTGCAGGTCAAAGCCCGCGTCCACCAGCCCGCAAGCCTCTGTGAACGCAGCACACAGCAGGTCAAGATCGTCGCTCTTGAACAGTCGGTGCAGGTACGGGTACTGCGGGAGGTGAAGGCAGACTTCGGCGGCCTCCGAGTTGATCGACACCGCAAACTTGCCGTACTGAATCTCGACATCGAGGGGCCGCCCGTCGAGCGTTTTCATGGTTCACATGCTCCTCGTCGGTAGCACGACGATCACCCGTCGTCGTCGCTCCGACACAGAACAGACGCCGCAGCGGATGGACCGCGATCAAAACGGGTCGCGGCGGGTCGGTTCACGGTATCGACGGACAGCGTGAAGGATTGGTGCCTTGCTTTCAGCGGCGGGGCCTGCATATAGATGGCCCACCCCTGAGCCCCCCAACGCCCGCACGCACCTAGTTACGTTCCCCCCGCCAAAAGTTTCCCAAAATCATTGACCCCCACCAATAGGTGAGCCTATCCAGAGGATCGTCGGCGCGGGAGCCTGCCCGCACGGAGGCGTGCTGTGAATCCAAAATGGATGACGCGGGGCGAGCGTCGGGGGCGGACTGCAAGCGACCGCCGCCGGCGAAACAAGGAGCGCAGGCTGTACAGGCTTTGGCATGACTCTGCCTACGCCATGCGAGAGGCTGAGAAGAGGATGGCTGCGAATGAACGTCGCCGCCGCAGGCGGGCAGACGACCCAGAATATGCCGCCAAACTCCGAAAGGACCGGAGGGAAGCGGACAAGTTGCGGCGCGCGCACGATCCTGGCTTTGACATGATGCTGCGGCTGAGAAAGCGACTGCGCCGTGTTTTGTGCGGAGAGCGGAAGGCCGCTTCCGCTCTTCGGCTTGTCGGGTGTTCTCACGACGCGCTTCGGTCACACATCGAATCGAAGTTCCTCCCTGGAATGACATGGGAGAACCGCCGAATGTGGCACATCGACCACATTCGCCCGTGCGCATCGTTCGACCTATCTCGCCCGTCCGAGCAGGCCGCGTGTTTCCACTACGCAAACCTTCAGCCCTTGTGGGCAAAAGACAACCTCGCAAAAGGCGCAAAATACTGACCCCACGCCTGTAGGGGGGTTGCTATACGCCCGTCCAGGCGTATGCTGTCCGCCTGTCCAGCATCCCAATGAGAGAGAGGAACCGATGATCGAAGCGACCGTGACTGGCAATGTGGGCAAGGTGAACGAGATTCGGATCACCAAGAGCGGGAAGGCCATGCTGACCTTCTCGGTGGCCTCGACGGAGAAGAAGGAGGGGCCGACGACGTGGGTGGAGGTGGTCTGTTTTGACGAGCAGGCCGAGACATGCTCGGAGACGCTCCAGAAGGGCCAGAGAGTGGTCGTTTCCGGCCGGATGGGTCTGGAGACGTACCAGAAGAAGGACGGCACACAGGGCTTCTCCTTGCGTCTGATGGCAAATGAGGTGGGCGTCAGCCTCCGGTGGCCCAAGCGGGAGGCTGTGAGCGTGGGTGACGACGAGATTCCGTTCGCATGACCGTCGAAGACCTCGACCGCCTCGTGGCTGCGCTGCCGGAGTGGGAAAGGATGCCCACTCCGGCTCGCGGTGCCTTTGAGTGGGACGCCGTTGACGCCCTCCTCGCCAAGCACATGGAGGAACGGCGGGTCTGGCGGCTGCACCACGAGGCCAAGATGGCTCAGGTGCGCCGCACCAACCGGCTCATCTCCCTGCTGCTTGCCTGCTTGGTGGCCGGCGGCGTGGTGGCCGGGCTCGTCAACGCCGTGATGGTGCAGGGCCGGGCGGAGTTCCTGGCGGAGAGGCCATGATCCACCAGTGCAACCCGCCGCTCTGGGTCACGACGCCTCTGGGCGAGGGGCACGCCCTGTTCCTCATCGACTACGGCCCCAGCATCAACACGGTCTGGCTCGTCCACCAGTTCGACACGGGTGCCGTCGTCCATGTCGATTCCAGCGAGGTCCGGGTGATGGGAAATCCCATGTACGGGATCGACCATCCCGGCAAGCCAACGAGGGTGCCGCAGCACAAGTGACCATGACAAACCGTATTATGAGTGAAACAACGTCACCACCCGGCTCCAGCGCCGCACTGATAAAGCGGAATGCAGAGCGGCAGTCACCGGCCTACGCGGGTGGAGGCGAGCCCCTAGACGAATGCGTCCAGACAATGGGTAGCGCACCGGGTGGGCGGGGGCATTTAGAGATTCCAGAATGTGAGAACGGCTGCATTGAGCAGCCCGAGAGGAGACGTTGATATGACACAGGACGCTGACGGGTCTGCTCCAATGCGTGGTTCTGTGGCGAACTATCCGGCGACACCGGATGGTTGGATTCCGGTGACGAAGCGGCTGCCCGACGCAGGCAAAGTGGTTCTGGCGTGGCTTGGCGGGCGAGTGGTTTTCGGCTACTGCCGAGACGGCGAATGGATCGACACGCTTTACGGGTGGACGGTTCCCAACTGGCCAACCCACTGGATGCCGCTTCCTGCCCCTCCAGAGATTGATTGGTAGCCACAGAACACGCAGGATCAGCGGCAGCGATAAGGAGACGAACCATGCCGAAAGACGTTGATACGCTGTCCGCTGCATCCGTTGGTTCTCACGCTGCGGCGTGGGCGGTCGAACACGGCGGCAGCATTGTCTACGTCGCTATCCGAGCGTATGACGCGCAGGAATGGGCGGGCGGCGGCCCCGTCGATGTTGTGCCGCTGTACCGGCAAGAGCCTCCTGCTGATGCGGAGTTGGGCGCGATTCAGTGGGCAGCAGACACGCTATGCGTCGGCTGGGACGATCTGAAGCCGGACGACAAGGATCGAAGCAGGAAGGCTGCTGATACGCTGCGCAGGATGCTGGAACGATTAGGCTGAGAACGCCAGCGATCAGCGGCATCGAACACAGGAGCAACCATGACGAAAGAGGTAGATGAGATGTCCGCTGCATCGCGTGGTTCACTGGCGGGCGTCGCTCCTGCGGCATACATCGTTGAGGTTGACGGCATCGGCAGCATTATGCCGCTGTGCCGCGACAAGGTTGAGGTTGACGGATTGCGGGGGCGATTTGCCGACAGAGTTAGAAAGGTCGTCCCGCTGTATGCGTGGAACGAGTGGTATGAGATTCGCACGGCTTGCGATCGCGTGTCTCGACAAGAGGCATACAAGGTCATGGAGATGGAGTTGAATGCTCTCCACGCAGAGAACGCGAGATTGCGATGGAGGCTGGCGGCAGCGGAAATCTTGAATCAGAGTAGCCAGTGAACGCCAGCGATCAGCGGCCCGCGACCGCTGACGAAACCACAGCCAGACGGCGGCATCGCGGGTCCGCTGCATCGCGTGGTTCTCAGAGCGAAAGAAAACCGCATGAGTTTTTCTGACACAAATCATGACGCCGTGCCGGCGGCGATAGCCCGTACAGACGCCGACAGGCACCGCACCGATAAAGCGGCAAGCCGACCCGGCGAGGGCACCGGCGATATTGTGACCCGCCTGCGGCAGACGCGGGCCAACATGATCGGCACCGATGACGAGGATCACTATTTCGACTGCCATGAGGCGGCGGCCGAGATTGAGCGATTGCGGTCGTGGGGCAGGCTCACCGACGAGGAGCGGGCGGCCGTTGCAGTCGCCATTGATGAGTGCGAGTCGATGCCGGTGACACGATCCCGTGTCGCTGCCGATACGCTGCGGAGCGTTCTGGAGCGATTGAAGTGATAACGCCAGCGATCAGCGGCTCCGTCCGCTGCATCGCGTGGTTCTCACAAGGAGCAAGCATGGCTGACGGCAAAGGATGCAAGTGTGCGGCCCATTCGGAATCCGAGTGCGGCTGCGATGCCGATTGGACGCCGCAAGAGGTGTACGACCTGCGGGCCGAAAATGAGCGGCTCAAAAAAGCCATTCGCCGCATAGCAGAGCAGGACGCCACGCTGTCGGTATGCGACGGCAACGTGACAGTGACCATGGACGCCACGCTCACCGACGAGGAGCGGGAGGCGATTGCCTACGCTGCAAAAATAGTGCGGCTTTCTGGTAAAAAGGTAGACCGGATGCGGTCGGATGTTATGGCGGCACTGCTCGCCAGATCTGAGTGAGAACGCGGAAGATCAACGGCGGCCACGCGAGGACTCACCATGACACATGACGACGCAGGGCCGTCCGTTGCATCGGCTGGTTCTCACAAAACGTATCCGGGTGTAGCGTAATGGTAGCGCATCGAAACGGGATCACCGGGCCACGCCCGGCAGTACCAACCAGATTGCGAAGGCGCGGGTTCGATTCCCGCCACCCGGTCTTGACGCATCCACCATGCGTGGGCTGCGATGGCCCATCGTCGCCCTGCGGTCTGCTGAACGGCTGCGTGCCACGCGGCTCACGGGCTTCATGCTCTTAGGCAGCGCGGGGCGGCGGTGGGTGCAGTTTTTTTGCTACGAAACATGACACAGCGATCCCGGCGGGCATCGACCGCACTGATAAAGCGGTGACGAGAACCCGCCGGGATCGCGTTCTGGAATATGGAATGAACATCACCGAAGCCGAGTTTGACGCACTGGAATACGTTGCCGTTGTCGGCCACGTTGCAATGCACGACGGGCCGCATATCTCCAGCCTGCTTGAGAGGTTGCGACCTTTCGCGAAACGCGAAACTGATAGGCCGCAGCCTGTCGCATGGGTAGCCTTCGCCGCCGATGGCAGCGAATCGTCGGCGGTCTACTCGCTCTACGAGCAGGCTCGCGCTGCCGCCGACGAATGGAACTGGGATGTCGCTCCGCTCTACGCGAGGCCAGCGCTTACCGACGAAGAGCGTGATTGCGTGCGTGCGGCGATACGACTTCTGGAACACTCAACAAACAGCGCCGCCGACCGCGCCCGCGAAGGGCTTCTGTCGATTTATCGCCGCTTTGCTGGAGACGGACATGAGGTGGCTTAGTCTCATGGTCGATTGGTTCACGGCACGGGGTGAAGCGTTGATGGAGGATGGGCTGTCGCAAAGGTGGTAAGGCAAAAACGTATCGTATAAGACATGATTTTCTGACTGAGAACGCACAGGATCAGCGGCAGCGATGAGGAGACGAGCCATGCCAAAGGACGTTGATACGCTGTCCGCTGCATCCGTTG